TCCTCGGTCGGCGTCGTGCAGACCTTCTCCAGCGCCGCGTCGAGCTGCGCGCTGCGCTCGCCCTGCGGACGCAGACAAACCTGCTGATCCCACTCCACGCGGGTGAGCCAGTCGTAGGCATAGAAGCGCAGCGCCGAGCGGTCAGCGCCCTCTTTCTTCGACTTCATCGTGGCCGAGTACGACGGGTGCTTGGCTGACGGATCCACAATGTGGATCATCGCCTCGCCGTCTAGCACCATCGGCTGATCACCGACCAGCTCTTGGCGCAGGGCCTGCATCTCGCCGTCGAACAGCCCGCCGATCCAGTACGTCTGGTCGAGGCCGTCGCGCGAGTAACCAACCACTGGTCGGCCGGGTGTGATGAAGACCGTCGTGCGCTGGCCATCCATCTTGAATTCGATCTGTGCCGGGAACTTCGGGTCGTGGTCGCCGTACTTCTCGGCCAGCATGATGTCGAACACCGGGATCAAGCCGGGAAAGACCTTATTGATTTCGGTCGCGCCGATGCCGATACGCAGATTCTTGCGCAGCACAGCCGCAAGGTTCTCGGCGGTCTCGGTGGTGTACTGGCTCAGCGTCTGGGTGATCGCAGTCAGCGCGCGCTTGCCAGTGAACTGGCGCGTCGACAGTGACAGCAGGAGCTGCACGAAATGCTGGCCTTCGTCGATGTCGGCAGCGGCGGTCACGTGCGGCATGTCGAAGTCCTTCACGCCATACGTCACGAACGGGGTGAGCGCGGCGACCAGCATCTTCTTCGCGAACTCTTCCGGGTCCGCGCCGAGCTTGGTCAAAGCTTCCGTCCTCTCGATCTTGCTGTTGGTGGCCTTGCACTCAGCCATCAGTCGGTTAAAGCGTCTCATGCTGTTGCTTCCTCTTCTTGCTCGACGGGCATCCCGTCAAGGATGTAGTCCAAAATCGCCTTGCGTTCTTCCCGCGTGGCACGTTTGCCGTAGCGGTCCTCGGAGATGCAAGGCAACCCCTTCTGCATTTCCATCAGTTCAACCTGCCCGTTCGTCGAAGACTTCGGGTTCCACGCCTGCAAGGTCTTGCCGATCGCAAGCGACGAGTCGAGCTTCAGGTTCTTCATCAGGCCCGCGTCGTCGATCATCACTTCATAGAAGTCGTCGCAGAAGTCGATCACCTGTGAGCGCGGTACGCTGTAGATCAACTCGTCATGCACGAGCAGATAGAAGCGAGCGCGGTAACCCTTGCTGCGAATCATGTCGTCCATGCGGATCATGGCGCGCTTCGCGAGCGACCCACCGAGGCCCTGCACCTTCGCGTTCACACACTGGTTACCAGCTCGGCGGTTGATCTTCTTGATCACCAGCTCGCCGAACGCTGCGATGCCGGGGTCGCGGTAAGTGTCGAACTTCATCCGCATGACGTTGACCCACTCGGTCGTCGCTTCGAACCGGTCGCGGCGATGGTGGTCGGGCAGCTCGACGTAGCCCAGCTCGCGCGCTTCGTTGATCGTGGTGACACGCCACTCTTCAGCGACCGAGAACGTAGTCCGGTACTTCTCGACCATCTCCCACATGAAGTCGCTCGACCAGCCCAGCGCTTCGCCAGTCGTGCCCAATGCCCCGCTGTACCAGTACCCGAAGTTCGCGGGCTTGCCGATGTCGGTTCGCAGTTGCTTCTTGTTCGGGTTGTTCTCGTACTCTTCGTCGGTCAAGCCCATCAGACCGACCACGGCTTCCTTGTGCAGATCTTCGTGCGGGCGCTGGCCATAGGCCTTGCGGAACTTCGGATCGTTCGAGTAATCCCCGATGATCACCAGCTCCACCGCTGACCAGTCGGCCGACACGAGCACGTGCTCTTCGCCTTCCGCGTCGTCGTCGTCGGCCTCGAAGAAGCCACGAACGTACGCGGCCTCGCCGAACTTGCTCAGCTGCTGGCCGTTCGGGTTCGAGCATGAGCTGCGGCGCGTGGCCAGCATCGAGCTGAGCTGCGGATAGACGCGGCCCGTCTCCGGATCCACGAGGCACAGGTACGGCGTCAGGTAGAGCTTCACGCGCTGCGCGAGGCCTGCCATCTCCTTGTACGTGCGGAACACCGTGGCGCCCGCCTCGTAGCGCTCGATCTGCTGGCGCGTGGCGAGGTTGCCGAGCGTGTTCCAGTCCTCGGCCATCTTCACCGCAGGATCGACCTCGCCCGTCTTCTCGTCGATGGGCAGGCCCGCGTCGACGAACTTCTTGGTCCAGCGGCGCTGCAGCTCCTCGCGGCAGTCACCGTCGCTCTGCGTCTTGCCATCGGCCTGCATGTACGAGCCGCGCAGCAAGTCATAGATGATGGTCCGCATCGGCATGTAATGAACGAGGTTCACGCCGCTCGATTCCTTCACGCCGCGCTCGATCGACCATGCCGCGGAGACCGGGCTGCGCACCTGATGGCACTGCTCGAAGTCGTCGCCGCTGTCGGCCGACATCGCCCACTTCTCGATCTGCGCGCGGTACTTCTTATAGCCCGTCGAACCCTTGACCGGGTCCACGTACCATTTGTCGTACTTGGCCAGCTTCTCGTGAGGCTCATCATCGAACGGCAGCAGCGCGCGGATCGCAGCCTTCATGGTTCGCAGGCAGCGCGCCTCATTGCCGCGCTCGATGTCGCGGCGTGCGAGGACGGCCGGCCCGTTGAGCTTGATGCCGTGCTGCCACGCTTCCGACGCCTTCCGAACGAAGGGCATCTCCTGCTGCATGAACGTGCCGAAGACCGGAGGGTTGGTCTGCATGATGAACTGCATCAGGCGGTGGAAGAGCTGCACACACCAGTACGCGTCGTCCACGCCGTACTCGAACACTTCCTCGCCCGTCAGCATCCCCATGTGGACTTCTTCGCCCAGCGTCTCTTCGAAGGTCGCCATCTGGTAGCCGAACCAGCTCAGCACTGCGCGCTTCAGGTCGTAGCCGATCTTGATCGATGCCACGTATCCGTTGTAGCTGTGCGCCGAGGTCGACTCCTTGGCCGTGACCTTGTAGACGAGATCTTCCTGATCGGCGTTGAGCGTCATACCCTGCTCGTAGCCAGCGAACGTGCGTGCCACGATAGGCAGCAGCTTCTCGATGCCACCGAGTCCAGGCTCGCGGAACTTGTCTTTGAAGTACGTGTCGGGGCTGTACGCGGTCACGCACATCTGCAGCGTGCAGATGACCTTCGTGCCGAGATCGTAGCCGAGCGACTTCTGCATCATGGTCCACTCGAAGCCCGCGTTGTGGATCAGCCAGTACGAGTCAGGCTGCTTCGCGTCGAGCAAGCGCTTCGCCCGCGCCCAAGACACGCGGTTCTCCACGTCCTTGTGCGCAAGGTTCACGTAGTAGCCGTGGTAGTTGCCGTCCGGATAGATCGAGAAGCCCGTCACAGTCGTGCGGTTCGTGTCGAAGATCAGGCGGGTGGACGACGACTTCTTGCCTTCGTCATCCACCTTCATGAAACGGTTCAGGCCTGCATGGCGGCGGCTGTCTTCCGTCTCGATGTCGAAGCCGACGAAGCCAGCAGCAGCCACTTCAGCGATGATCTTGTCGGCGTACTGGTCCCAGTTGCGCGCGTCGATCAGAATTTTTTGGTCGCGGTTCACAGCAGGAAGTCCTTCAGCACGTCGTTAAGCACGCGGTCATCCTTCTGGCCGACCACGAGATTTTCGAAGATGTCTTGCAGGGGCACGTCGTAGAAGCCAGTGATCTCCCACATGGCCTTCAGCGTCGGCTCGTTGTTCTTGACCCATTCGAGGGTCTTCTTGCCGAGATTGAAGCTCCCCGATTCGCTGTCCCAGCAAGGCACGTAGCCTTCCGTGAAGTACTGGAGCCAGCGCTCACGGTCACAGTGCTCCCATGCCTTCGGGCCGAAGCCGGGGATGCCGGGGATCTTGTCCGAGGAGTCGCCGACGAGCGTCTTCATCAACCGCACTTCGGTGTGGTCGGTGTTCTCGTACGAGTCCTTCTTCGTGCCGGTGATCGTCGTGTGCGCGCCGTCGCACACCGCGAGATAGTCGCCGTCGTTAGAGTGGATCCTGATGGAGTCCGTGTTCGGGCGGTAGTGCCGAGCGAGCTGGACGATCACATCATCAGCTTCCCACCCCTTGATCTCCAGCGACATGCAGCGCGTGAAGCGCAGCACTTGCTTGAAGAGATCCATTGTCTTGTAGAACGAGTCGGATGCCGGTTGGCGTCCAACCTTGTAGCCGGGGAATACCTTGCGCCTACGGTCTTTGGAACCATAGCCGTCCCATACCCAGATGATCGTGTCGAACATCGGGAGCATGTTCATCTCGAACAGCACATCGCGGATGGTGCCATTCGCCTCGAATTTGATGCGGAACTGGTTGTTCCCATCGATCAGATGCAGAGTGCGTTGTGACATGTGAACCTCAGATGGCGTAGAAAAAGCCGCGAACCTTTTCAAGTTCGCGGCTTCCCAGAAGCGCGTTACTGCTTACGCTTCTGCGTCGACTTCGACGTACTCACCGAGGCTTTCGAAGCACATCACGCCCCAGGCGTTACCCGCCTTGTTCGTCATGCGCTTGGACGTGACCTTCACCAGCACGCGTGCGCCGAGCAGGCCTTCCTGCACGACCTTCTGGTAAAAATCTTGCCACTCGCGCCAGTTGGTCGTCGACGTGGCATAACCCACGCGCGTACCTTCCTTGGCGAGAAGCACACCCTTCGGCGACTTGAGGTCTTGCGTCAGGACGATCGGGATGTCGACCGAGCGATACGGCTTTTGCTTGTTGTCGATAGCTGCGGCCTTCGCCACTGCTTCGTTCCAAGGAATGCCCTTGTCGCTCTGCACGCCGTCATACGTCGACCAGTACTGCGCGGGATTGCCCGCCTTGATCGACATCTTCGGCGCGAAGCCGATGCCTTCGCTCATGTCGATGTAGCCTTGGAACTCGGTGATGAGTTCTTCGCCGCCGACCAACAGACCGAATTCCTTCACCTTCGCCCAGATGTCGACGTTCATCGCGCCGGTCATCAGCTCGTCCATCGAGAGCTTCTTACCGGGGAGTGCGACCGGTCCACCCGTGGGGGCGGCGACTGCTACTGCGCCGCCTGCTGCTGCGACCGTTGCTGCCGGGGTGGATTGTGCGAGGTTGCCCGCTGCTGCTTGGGCTTTTGCGATTGCTTCTGCAATGGGATCCGACATGGTAATGCTCCGTAGAAATGTATAAGCGCCAGTTTCAGTTTCAGTTTCGTACCACCTCGCTGCCGGTGGTGTCAGCAGCGAGTACGAAGATCATAGCTTCGATCTTCTAACCATTCAATCGCAACTAGACGATAGATGCGACCAAATGATGTCCTTTGTGCGATTACCAACAGATCACATGAAGTCGGCCATTGCGATCTTGCGTGCCGTCGCCTTGCTCTTGTCAAACATTTCCTTCTCTTCCTGCTTGCGCTGCTCTGACAGAGCGAAGATCTCTTTTGTCGGATCAACAAGGTGTGCTTCCCTCGACTTCTGCTCGATGATCTGCATGATCCGCTGGTCGATCGAGTCGCGGTATTCGAGCACGTAGATCAGCAGCGCATTGGTTCGAGCACCACGGATGCCACGCCGGTAGGCCTGCACGAAACTGTCGTCCATATAGTTCAGAGACGTGAAGACCATGACTTGCAGATGGTGCCAGTTGAAGCCCACACCGGCCGTGTCGGGTGACGCAACCACGCAGTCGAGCTGGCCAGCACGGAAGGCCTGATCGATCGCGGCGCGGCGCGACGACGACACGTTGCCGTTGATCAGTGCGACGCGCAGGCCAAGGCCCTTGGCGATCTCGACGATCCGCTCCTGCTCGGGGATGAGCGCGGCGAAGATGGCGATCGGTTCGCCCGACTGCTTGGCGTCGCCCAGGTGGATCAGCAGGCGCTCGTCCTTGCCCGTCTTCTCGCCCTTCCCGATCCCGAACGTCTCGGGGTGCGCCATGATCTGGCGGCAGCGCATCGCGTTGACAGCCGGCGTCTGGCCTTCGAGGAACGAGTCGGCCAGCTCGACCAGCGCTTCGTCTTCCATCTCCTCATAAGCGGCGCGCTGCTTGGGCGACATGTCGCACAGCTCGGTCAGGATCACCTTCGCTTCCGGCCCGTGGACCTCGGTGAAGGTGTGGCGCACGGCGACGCGCGCCAGCACCTGAGACAGCTTCTCGTGGTTGGTCCAGCCGACCGTCGTGCCGTACTCGTCCTGAATCCGGTGGTATCCAAGGAAGCCGCCGAACGAACCGTAGAAGCGCGGCTCGATGACCTCGATCGCCGGGTAGGCACTCCCGAGGTTGCCCTTGATGATGGTCCCGGTCATGCCGAGGAAATACGTGAACTGGCGCATCCCCGTGATCCAGTTCGTGGTGCGCTTCGCGTTGTAGCCCGCGTAGCCGAGATGCAGCTCGTCGACGACGCACGCGTCCAGATCCGGGTGGATCTCCTTGAAACGTTCCCAGTCATCCGAGAAGCGCTGGAAGCCCATCAAGAAGACCTTGGCGTTCGGGTTGCTCATCTGCTTCTCGCGCTGGGCCTTCGTGCCGTCGATGATCTGAACTTCCTCGGCCTTGAAGTGCGTGAAGAGAACGATCTCGTCCTTGTTCTTGCGAAGCAACGACATCGGCATCACGAACGCGGTCTTGACCTTCAGCACGTCCCAGAGGTACCACATGTACACGACCGCGCTGCCAGTCTTCTGGCAGGCCGGGTCACTGAGGTTGAGGCAGCGCTTCGTCGCGATATAGAACGCGAGGTCGGCGATCTGGTGATCACGCAGGGTGGGTTTCATCTTTGTTTTCGCAATCGTCCGAGATGCCAGCAACCGCACATCGGACATTCGAATGCAATGCACTCGGAAAAGGACTCAGGCAGCGTGGCGTGATGCGCTTCTGCCTTCGCCCTACTGTGGTACTGACGCTTCTTCTGGCAGGCCTCGGTGCGCAGCTTGCGGCGATCCTCCTCCGAGACCGGCTTGTCCATCAGGTCGGCCATCGTGAGCATGGTTAGGCCCTGCTTCGTGCCGCTGGTAGGTTGCTCAACGGATCTTCACGCCGCGCGTGCCGCTTGAGCACCGTCATGCCGAGCGATTCCAGCGGCATCGAAACGATATGCGCCTCCTCACCAGCGAGCAGTGCGGTGCGCAACCGAACGGCGGGCTTGCTCACGATCAGATCCGCGGTGCCCGTCACGATCACACGGCGGGCGCTGTAGCGAGCCTGCTCGATGATCCCGTCGAGCAGCCGCTGGTGCTTCGGGTTGGCCTGCGTCAGCACCAGCGGCTGCACGTTCGTGCGGTCCAGCTCGATGTTGAGGTCGGCCTTCGTGTAATGCCAGATCGGCCGCACGATCGGAGCCAGCGGGCTGCTCATCCGCGAGAGCATGAGCAGCGTCAGGTTCAGCTCGTTGTTTGTGTCTTCCATCACATACACGCCTGCTTCGTTGTCGTCCTTCGGCAACGGCAGCATGGCCTGCACGAGCGGGTCGCGCGCCAGCGCCTGGAACTGGCTCCAGTGCAGCGGATCCGGGATCGCGGCGCCGGTCGGGAACAGGTGGTTGCACGGCACGCGGCGCGACGGGATCACCACGAACGGCGACGGTGCCTTGAGCGACAGGAAGTTCAGGGCCGAGCGGCCCTGATGCAGATAGGCGATGCCGTCGGCGGTCCAGTGCAGACCGTACGTACCGATCTCGGTCTTGTGTTCGGGGGTAGCGATTGCGTTCATGCTTTGATCAGCTCCTGAATGGGTTTGCCGGTGTAGCGCATCAGGTCTAAGAGATCCGTGACGGTGGCGTCGATGTGCCCGTTCTCGATGGCGGCGATCTTGTGCGTCGTCCAGCCCAAGCGCTCCGCAGCTTCGGTGCGGCCCTGCTTGAGTTCGAGCATACGAACGGAGGCCACCAGCTCGCCGAGGCGTTCTTGGGTCTGGCCGAGGGAACGGCGCAACCGCTTCGTCTTTACAGCCGCGTTCTCTTTGTCCTTGGGCATCCGCTTCGCGCCCGTTGCCTTGACGATCGACCGGATGGACGGAATCGAAAGGGCGAAATTGCGGGCGAGCGACGAAGCGGAATGGCCAGACGTGTAGAGATCCGCGATCTGTTGATCGCGTTCTGCTTTACACATGGCGGGCCTTAGACCTTCTGGTACGGGAACGCGGAGGGGTTCTTCTTGATCAGGGAGCTGAACGTGCTACCGAACGAAGCCGCAGTGGCCAGCGTGTCGACGGTCTTCTGGTCGACGTTGCTGTACTGGTACTCATCGCCGTTCTTCACGAAGACGATGTTGAGCTTCTTCGACGCTGCGTCGTAGGCGAATGCGGAGATTTGTGACGAGGTCACAGGCGTGTAGCCAGGTTTCATGATTTCAAATCCAGGTTGAAAGTAAATGTTTCGATCCTTAACACTCAGCATCTCAGGCGGTGGTGGACGCCAGTCGATACCGTTTCCTGCTTAGAGAACTGCGGTGATGTGCTCCTTGGTCACCGTGTGCTCCATATGGACGGCCACGACTGGGTGCGAGTTGCCATAGATGGTCAGGCAAATCGGCTCCCCCGCCTTAAGTCTTTCCAGCTCTTCCGAAGAGGGAAGCCAGAAGGACGAATGCGATATGAAGTCGCCGATCTTGCTGCGCACAACCGGCAGGGTCTCGCACGATCCGTCGCGTTCGTGGTTCCAGTCAGCTGGGGCACCAAGGTGGTTGGTGGTCAGCGTCGTATCAACAATGTTCATGCGTTCCTCTTAAAAATTCCGACGATTTCGGGGCCGTCTGCGTGTTGTCCAAAAACGAACTCATCATCCAAGCGGTCGTTGATGCGGTTCTCGATGTCCTGCCACATGCTGAAGCCTTCGTTGCGCCAGAACATATGCGAGTGGTCCCGCATCGCCTTCTTCAAGCCGAACTCCAGGTACTTGTCCTTCAGCTCAACGAACGCGTGGATGTCGACCATGAACAGAATGGAGAGGCCGGCATCAACGACATCACGTGGATGCGTGCTGTCGGCCTGTACGGTGACCTCCATTACTTCGTGATCACCGTGTTGGCCGGGAAGGCATTCACGGGGAACACATCGCACTTCTCGATGACGCCCAGCGCCTTGAACGTCTTCATCGTCGCCTGCCACGCTGCACAGACATACGCGTCATCGAAGTTGCGAACAACGACGCGGTGCGGGCTACCTTCTGGGTACGTCGTGAACATCATGAGCTTAGCTGCAGAGATAGTCTTTTCCGAGGGCACGTAATACCTCCTTGATGACAGCGGGGGGGAAATCCACCATGTACGGGTGGTTCTGGATGTCGGCAAAACCACGCGGCTGGGTGACGGCCAGCAGCGCTTCAAGCAGCTCGGCGCAATCGCTCTTCATTTCCAGATCGGGGTCGGCCGGCGCGCTGGCTGCAGCGCTCTTCACGGCTTCGGCTTCACGATCATGCAAGCGCCAATGCTGCGGGTTACAGCATAGCGTGTTACTGCACTTGTTATAAAGCCGGTATGACGGGGTTTTTAAAAGCTGTTGATTCGACCATTCGTAAATGATCTTATGAACCGGGATACGCTTGCCCTCGACTTTCACGAGGCCGAATGAGCGTGCAATAACCGGTTGGTAGAACGGGACATTATCGCGGTCGCGCATCTTCTGCATACGCGGGCCAGAGGCGGTTCGCGCACCGGTCCAAGGCCAACAAACGTTGGGCTTCAGAAAATCGGTGATGCGCCCCTTGATGCGTTCGACGACGGCATCGAGGTCTTCCATGTTGACGATCCTGTCAGGGGTTGAAAAAAGCCGCGCTTGATGCGCGGCTTTCTCTACAGCGGAAGCAGCTTAGTGTGCCGACTTGACGAGCGTCGGGATCAGCTTGAAGTGCTTCGACAGATACGTCAGCACGTGGTCGCCGTGCTCGGCGATGTTCGCCAGCAGCTGCGCTTCCGTGACCGATGCGTCGAGGGTGCGGCCTTCGGCGATGATGTTGCCTTCGGCGTCCTTGATGGCGGCGATCGTGTGAACGTCCGCGCCCTTGAACAGAAGGCTCGCCACTTGCTTCAGGGAAGCAGTGCGCTCCGCCACGAACGCTTCGCGAGCCTTCTGTTGGTCCTGGAACTTCGCCTCGTCCGCTGCCGTCCAGTTCGTTGCAGCCTTCGGGGCGCCGCGCAATGCACGCGGCGACTTACCGTCGTTGCCGCCCTTATTTTTCTTCAGGGCGGTCGCGGTCTTCGTGGTGGATTCCATCGTTGTGATCTCGTAGATTGAATAATGGTTAAAACAAGCAGGCCAGTGCTTTAAAACTTCGCTTTAAACCGGGTGGTGACCGGCATTAAAACGATTTACAGCCCAGGGTTCGACGCGACTTCGGCGTTGAATGCCTTACCGCGCACGGTGTTACCGCGCAGCTCGTAATCGACTTGAGGGTTTTGAAACTGACGGGCGATGTAAGCTTGAAGCTCAACGTCCGTCCACGTTTCGGGCATTACTTCAATCGCCTTGACGACCTTATCGGTCGCCGCCTTCAATTGCTCTTTCACGAACTTCTTCTTCTGGGCCAGTGTCAGGGAAGACATTTACTTACATCCTTCGAGGTCTGAATATTACATTACCGATTACTTCCGTGGTGGGGGATTTAATCGGCAACTTGTGTGTTATTTACGACATCGGCAATCTTGACCGGGCGGTTAAGTGCTTGACATCGCGATTCGAACTGAATTTCGGGGTCTGTGCGGGTTGACACATACATCGAAGGTTTGAATTGTATGGTCAAACCTTCGATCTTTGGGTGTCAACTAGACGATAGTTCCGATTTTGTTTCAAATTGTCTCGACATCGCGTTCTTCCCAGTACACGCGTTCGTTTTCCTCGCGAGCGGCCTGCTCCAGTTTCTCCTTGTATACAGCGAGGATGTTGCTGGCGTTTTCGTATGCCTGCTCCATGTGGTAATCGTCATACGTTTCTACACCCCACAGCGCATCTTCCAGCTCGGGGTCATCGCTCTCGACGAGATCACCATCTTCATCGGGCAGCATGAGCTTGACGACAACACCAGTGTAGGACCACTTGTCTTCGCACCAGCCTTGCAGGTACTCGAAGTCGCGGCGCACGGCCTCGGCCGTGATCTCGCCCTTCGTGAGCGGCTTGCTCGGGTCACGGCCCGGAACTTCGACCATCTCGTAGGCGGTGATCCGATCCTGCCGGATCCCGTTCTCGACGTGGTACTCGCTCTTCGCCACCCGCTTGAACTTCTTGGGGGCGAGGCGCTGGATCAGCTCGGCCTTGTGCTCATCGCTCAAGCCCCAGCCGTCGCGCTTGGCCGTCTGCGTGGATTGCTGAACATCGTAGTAACGCTTCAGATTACGATCGGATGACAAGACGCGCTCACCGGGGCGCTTATCGCGGCGGGTCCACTCGCTCACCACGCCGTGGCCGTCGCTGCGCTCCCACGGCGCCTCGGCGTCGTCGTCGTTCTCGAAGCGGACTTTGAAGGTCAGGCCTTCATGTTCGAAGGTGTCGCCGTCATACAGAAACAATTTAGAGCGGTCCATGTTCTTATTCCCCAGTGAATTGGTCGGGCACTTCGACTTCAGCTTTGAAGATCGAGGCCACGTAGCAGCGCATCGCGGCGATCTTTGCGGTCGGTCCATACGTCAGGCTATCCACGTAGAACTGATACATCGCGTCATGCTGCTGATGCTCGGTCGATTCGGACCAAGACTGCTGTCCGTGCTCGGCGCACCATACGGGGATGCGGACATTGTTGGTGTAGCCTTGCGCGTCCTTGCCCCAGTCGTCATCGCTGCGAATGATGCTGATCCCTTCGCGCTCGATGATGTCCATCGCCTGCAAGGCGTCGACGGACGGACAGAAGCGGTGGAAGTGCGGCACAGAGCCAGGGTGGTTCTCGCGCTCGATCCAGAACGGCGTGCCCGGTTCGCGCTGCATGACCTTGATGACGCGGTCTTCCTTCCACTGCTTGTTGAGTGCGGCGGCGACCGTCCAGTCCAGCGCCGCGCCAATCAGCTCACTTGTTTTGATCTTAGCCACGGTTCGCCTCTTCTTGTTTGATGATGCCGGCCGCGACCAGCGCCTTCGGCCACCAGCGCTTGGCGCGGTCGTTGGCCGGGTGGAGGGAGATGTTGCGATAGTCGCCGGTCCTGAAGTCCATGTCACCATAGGCCGTGACCCAGTCGGGCACGCCACGGCTACAGCTCGGCTCGGCGCCGTAGTACTCGCGTTCGAGCCTGTGGACCAGCTCGCGGAACGTGAACGGGTCGTCCTGCCAGTCAAAGCCGGTTTCCTCGGCCTCCCCGTGCTCGGCGCTCTCTTCCGTGATGACTTCGAACGTCTGGTGGAACTTCATGGGTTCTAGCATGATCGCCCCTTAAACGTTGCGGTCGAAGAAGTGGCCCTGCTCTTCGTAGAAGCTGTGCTGGAGGTCACCCGTCCAGTAATACTCCCAGTTGATGTAGCAGAACATCGGGTGGTCCTCCGCGATCTGCCCGGTCTCGACAGCCCACTCCTCGGCGAAGGCCTTGGTGCTCTCGTAGTGGCCGCGATACGCGTCGCGGAACTTGTCGACCGTCACGTCCTTGATGTCGCCGCCCTGGCAGTCGTTCACGAAGATCATGAAAGCCTCGATCTCTTCGTCGCTGCTCAGCTCCCCCAGCTTCTCTTCGAGATCCGCGATCTCCGACATCGACGTGTACTCGCCGATCAGGCCGTTCGGGAAACCTTCGTGGTCGTGGATCGCGTACTCCTCGGATGCCGGCAGCTTACCGGCGCCGTGGCAGCGCTTGCACACGTCCACCTTGATGCCCTCACCCGTCTGGAACGCTTCGAGTGCGTCGATGCGCGTCGGGCCGACGTAGTTCATCGCGTCGATGCCCTTCTCGACGACCCAGCGATTGTCGCGGGTCATGTGGATGTCGAAGCCAGCGGTTTCGGCCGCGTTGTCCAGCTGCTCTTCGAGCGTGTGGTCGCCCTCGCAGTCGGGACACGTGATCATCACGTTCGGGAAACGACTGGTGAGATAAACCTTGTCGCGGATCTCCGCGTAGAGATCGTCCGCGTCCATGCCTTCGGTTTCAATCCAAGTGCCGTGCAGCACACCGTTGTTATATGACGCGAGACATGCGACGTAGATACGACGTGTGGTGGTGTCCATGATGCCTTCCTTGGCAGTAGAAGTGCAAACAGCGCCTTAAAGGCGCTGTCTGTGGTGGTGAGTTAAAGCTGAATTCTATGCTGCTTTCTTTTCTTTCTTGAGAGGGATCAGATAATCATCGCGCGGGCCAGTCATCCAGCGCGGCTGCATACCTCGGCCGCTCCACGTGGTGCCCGACTCCGGATCTTGGTACAGGGCCGGGAGTGCCGACTTTGCCTTTTTAGCCGGGAATGTCTTTGTGGCTTTCGGGTCTTTCTTCGACTTGATTTGCTGGACTTTGACAAAGCCCAGATCCTGCGCGGTCAAACCATACTCGTTGATGATTTCCATCGCCTTTGCAATACCGATCTTGCGCTCTTCAACTTCAGCAATCTCGGCAAGCCGAGTAAGCTCGGCGATTTGTTCCATCAACTCTTTGTATGTGGGTTGCGACATTTACTAGCCCTCTCATGATTCCAGTTTCCGCACTGGAAGGCGCTAACGTTTAATACGTTGTGCGGCACCTTACAACAAGTATTCCCCTTAATCAACTAGGGATAGTTTCTTTCTCTGCGACTGCATAACCGCACTCGCGCATCCAGTCGATCACGATATTGGCCCAGTCCTCATCGCCCATCGTCCAACCGAAAAGCTCTTCCAGCTTTTCAATTGGGGACATGGCAAGAATTTCCGCGTCTTTACTCGCGTCGGTTTCGTCCAGCTCTTTGCGCTGGCGGATGATTTGAAGCAGATCAAGTCTCATGGTCTCTCACCAAAAGAAGGTGCCGCTGGTTATAGGTGATTGCTTTCTCGCATACGTCGACAGGCGGGGAATCACAGGGGTTATCCATCCGAATGCCGCAATACTCGCAGGGTTCCCGGTCGTCCTGCGAGTCCATCTTTGAGAGTTGTCGCAGCATATCGGCGTGTTGGTCTTTCAGCTGCTCGATGCGGTCTTCAATATCCTCGATGTCCGCTAATAGCTCTTCCCGTTCGTTCACGGTTTCTCGCCTTCCATAAGAAATAGAACGCCAGTGTAGCTGCACCACACACAGCGGCCAGTGAGAGCGCGTTCGCGATGAACAACCACCACGGCGAGTTCCAGTGGCTCCAAAGGTTCCAGACCTGGATGAAGATCGCGACCGTCTCGATGGTCCCCGCGAACCAGCAGAGTTGCCGAAAGTTCATCATGTCGAGAACTTGTAGTTATGCGGCGGGTGTTTCACCGCTAGGTTCGCCGACAGGAGGACGACTCTGTAACCCCGAGCCTCGAAGCCTTCCCGGCCCTTGTATGGCATGTGCGCTGCATCCTCCAGCAGCGCCTCCCACGCTTCATCCTCGGTGTTGCGCGGGAGCCACCGGATAACTGTGCCGGCCGGTGTCATCGGATACCACTTGTTCATAGTTAATGTTTCCAAGCCAGAATGATCGCGGCGAGTCCACCCATGAACGTACCAAGGGTTGCCATGACCCCGAGGATGACCGCAAGCCATTTTTCGCGGTCGAGCTTCGAGCGTTCAGCCTTGAGCTTTTCACTCTCGGCGCGCATTAGATCAGCGGTGGGCTTCAGGTTTTCGGTGGCTCTCATGGTGTGCTCTATCTGGGCGATTTTGAGTTGGTCATCCAGTCCGCTCATTTATTATGCCCCTGTTTTAATGGGAATAAACCAGCTTGTCGTCGCCGAGGTACAGGTCGACGCCGCCATCGGCGTGCGCCGCTTTCGTCAGTTTCTCGCCGAGACCCCCCGCGTACAACTCGAATCGGTCGAAGAACCCCGCGCCATGATGGTTTCTCGTGAGCCAGTAGTCGTGGCCGGCGCGCTCAGCGGTGTAGCCGTTGCGCTTGAGCGCTTCGAGCAGCAGCGGCTCGTAGAAGTCGACGAACTGCTTGCAGTCCTCGCGGAACTCGGCTTTCGTCGACTCAGCGGCCTCGTAGTTGTCCAGCTCGACGTTGTGCATCGGGTCGTCCGGATCCACATCGGTGCTCGACCAGAGCGCCGCCTCCTCGTAGGCCTGCACGAAGTCCTCGAACCACGCGTCTCGAGGAGTGTCCACAATGTGGACAGCCGGATACTCCTCACGGACGACCTCCAGAGCCTCCCAGCGGTCCTTGGCGCGGATGAAGAACTCCACGGGGCCTTCGATCTCGGTAGCCCGCCAGAGCGGCCCTCCACCGCCTCCCCAGTAGGCTCCACCCGAGTCATAGTCGCCGTCGACGAACGGAAGGTGGTGGACCATCAGCTCGATCGGGGCGTCCTGGTCGTCCGCATGAGTGTCACGGCGCCCCATCGGGGCGCCGTATTTGCTGCTGACTTCAGACAGTTTGAGCGGCATGTCATTCGTCCTCGTCGTCTTCTTCGTCGTTGACCGGCACCAAGCGCTTGCCGGCGAAGTGGTCTGCGAGCGTCTGCTTGACCTCACGCGCCCCGTTGCGCCATGCGATCGGGTTGATGAAGCCGTTGCACCCGAGCTGCTGCTCGGCTTCCTCGTCGGTCAGTGCAGCGACGCGATCGGCCATCTTGCCAAGCGCGTCCATGATGAAGAGCTGCACGATCGGGCCGCTCTTCGCGAAGTTCATCAGGTGGGCGACCGCCTCATCGTTCGTGGTGGTACGCATCCGTCTTGTAGTTTTCATGATCTCGATCCGTGAGAGTGAAAAGTGCGACCGTCGCACTTAAGAGTGTGTGGTGTACTTCGTGCCGTTCTCGCGGGAGACAGCCGCCATCGTGAAGCCCTGCGCGGTGCTCGGCGCGTCCGCGTCACGGTAGTTCAGGCAGATCTCGACATCACCCATGTCCTTGCCGATCTGGATGCCCCCGCGCACGTCCGAGTCCTTCTCGGAGTTGGACATGCCGTACCAGACCATGTAGCCGAGGGCCTTGATGAACTCGTTGTACTGCTGGTCGGACAACTTCGACTCTTCCAGCGTGTTCGCCGGGAACAGCATCTTGTCGGAGTTGAAGTGAATCTCGATGGTGCGTTTTACGAAGGGCATGATCTCAGTCCTTGAGAGTGACTTCTTCCAGTTGGATTCTCACGTGCTTCACCCGATTCGACTGCTTGCTCTTCATGACGCAGCAGTCATGGTGATTCATCGGGTAGCCCGTGAGGTAGTACTTGCGGCCGGTGCGCTCGTTGAGCGCGATGATGTGATACATGCGCTCGGTTTCCATTACATCCTCACCCAGTAGGTTGCGCCGCCGAAATCGACTTGACCGTAGTCCTGCTTGAGCGCGTCAGCTGCCTTGTCCCAGTCGATGTGGTCGCACGGCCACGTGTTGATGACTTCACCGCCGTGGATGCCCTCGGCGTACTCTTCGCAATACGCCTTCCAGAACTCATCGTGGATGAGCAGGAACTGCTCCGGGGAGCCAGCGCGGTTGGCCGCGTCAACGAGCAGCATCTGGAGCGACTTCAGCTCGTCGGTCATCCATTGCCAGTCGTCGGAGTCGAGCGGCAGCTCTTGGAGCGCCTGCTTCAGCTCGATGATCGCGGCACGCAGATCGTGCGAGCTGATGGTCTGGTAGTGGTTGTCGATGGTCATTCTTGTGTCTCCTCGCGGTAACGGTCTTGTGCTTGCCTCAGCGCGATATGGAAATCCACCTTTTCGCGATCACACCAGTGCATGAGGTCGCACAGCAGATCAGCGAGTACGGTTTCATCCTCCTCGTCGCATGACGTGTCGCGCTGGAACTTGCGCAGCGCTTCTTCAGCCCACGCAGCACGCTCGTCGTTCATGTTTTCCGGATCAGGTGGCAGCGTCTTCACACGGCCTCCTCGATCAGCTTGTCGAGCCTCTTAGCAGCGAAGTCGTCGACTACCTCGATGTAGTTCTCGCGGCGGTCATCGTCCTGCGGCAGCTCTTCCCAGAACGCGTCGAACTCGCTGGCCCACTGCACGATCAGATCCATCAGGCCGCGCGTGCCCTCGATGGGTTCGAGGATCTTCTGGCAGATGTCGATGTGCAGCGTGCGCCAGCGGTGGCCGACGTAGAAGCCGATGTCCGCGATGATCTCCTGCATCCGCATCGCCTTAGCGAGCTTGGCGCGCTGCACGATCAGCTCACGGTTCAGATCGTCGTACGAGTTCACCGCGTGCTTGATGAACTCTGCGTGGAAGATCATATCTTCCGTCTTGTCGAACTCGCAGATGACCTGCTCGCCGGGTTCCTTGAGCAGCAGCCCGACGCCGTAGTGGTCGGATTCGCTGAGGATGAGTTTCTTCTTGAACGGGTTTGTGGGTGTGAATGACATTAAAGTAGCTCCTCAATTGCGCGAATGGCCCGCATAAGCGGGCCAGCCGAGATTTTTGTGTTGCGGGATAGGCTGTTGAGAATGTCAGCGCGGCGGATGTAGTCCTGCGTGACATAGTGGGCGATGTATTGTCGCTCACCTATCATCAGCTTCTCAACCTTTCGATTCGTCTTCGCTGTCGTCATCGGGTTTGTAGTCCAGCATCTTCTGGAAGAACCACGGTTGATAGGGTTCGCCTACTTCGCTGATGCTGTCGAACACGAAGGCGAAATCTTCGGTCTCGTAGTGAAACCGCAACGTTGCGGGCCACGCCCACTGGTATGTGAGGATGTACGAGACGCCATCTACCAGCTCGTGCGCGACGAGCTTATAGCGCTTACCCTTCTTGCTGTAGAAGCGGTTCACGTCGGCGATGTGGTCGTCGTGCATCTCCCAGTCGCGGTTGCGGTTCTCGTCTTCGAGCCATACCCATGCCTGGACGAAGCAGCCGTCGTCCCCTCGCGAGACCAGCGCGTTGCTGTCGATCTCGATGTTGTCATCGGAACCGAGCGCGTACTTCTCACGAGCGCGCTGGATCTCCTCTTCGGTGGCTTGTTCTTTTATGCTGTCGTCGTCCATGACCAGAGTCTCCGGTAATAAGCGAAGCGGCGTTGTTTGCGGTTACGGAGGCGTCGGCGGTCTTCCCGCTTGACGAACTCCGTGTAGCCGTTGAAGTGGTTGCGCATCGTGTGGCGCGAGATGCGGCGGACTTTCATTCCGTGTCTCCCGAGACCGGCATCTTTGCGGCCAGCTTCCACGTTCCGTCGTGGAAGAGCGTGAGCGCGAGCGGTTCATCGAGACCATCCTGCTGGACCTGAAAGTTCATCATGAGGTCGTCGGTGTGGTCGCCGTTGTTCACAGCTACGAGATGGAACGCCCACTCGGATTTTGAGTAAGCCAGCATCAGCTTGAGCGCGTCTTCCGGGACCAGAACGACGGGGATCATTTGTGTGGTGCTCATTCGAGGCTCCCGAAGATACGTTGCATGGCCATGATCTCGGCCGGGTTGTGTTCACGCAGGTAGTCGAGCGCCTTCTTGTGGTACTCGCTGCCGCCCTTCGCGCACTGCACGACGTACTGCCATGCCTGAACATCCTTCTCGAACACGTCGTCATCGTCACAGCACTGGAGCTGGTACGGGCCGTTGTCGGAGCCGTCGCACGTGAAGATAGACCAACCTTCCTTGACGGCTTGCGAGTTGTCGAACTCGGGGATGCGGGGAATCATGCTGCCACCGCGGCCTTCACCGAGTCGCTATGCCACACGACTTCGGTACGTGCTGCGCCCATGAAGCCGGGAGCGTAGGTCTGGCGCTCGATGTAGCCCACGGCGCCCTCATTGACCATCTGCGTGGCCCACTTGATGGCGCTCTTTTCGGAAGCAGACTCGCGAACTCGATAGACGCCCTTCTTGGTGGTCATGCGGGCGCGATAGATAGCTTTGCTCATTTGATGTTCTCTGTGTGGTGGTGATTACTGTTCGTTGAAAGATGCAAGCTTCTTGCGCAGCTGCGCCTCATCCTTTGGCAGCATGAAGTCGATGCCGCTGTCACCGTCGATGATGTCGTGAAACAGGGCACCAGTTCCCTCGATGGCTGCTAGAACCGTTTCAGCAGAATCCGCCTGCACCCAAAACACGCGGTCATCAGTAGCATCGCTGCTGCCGTCGAAGCCAGCCGCCGTTACCTCGAACGATTTGTTCATGGTAGCGACGCCTCGATCTCGTCTGCGAGATCATTCGCGCCTTTCATGAGTTCGCGGAAGCGCGGCGTATCGGTGTGGTCGCAGATCACGTCCCAGCCGTCGTTGCCGTAGACGAGGTACACGTCGCCGACGCGCTTCACGGTCACGCCGTCATCGACGCTGAAGACCAGCCGCTCGTCGTCGGTAGCAAACATCTCGGCGAGAATCGCGTCCTTGTCCGTGCTCAGAAGGATCTCGTAGCTGTCGCCGCCGTTGTCGACGGAAACCTTGAGGCCCGAGGCGAGCGCGTCCTCGACCAGCTTCGTGACGATGCGGCGCTCGATGGCTTGGCGTTCTTGTACGTTCATCACCAGATCTCTCCCATACGGTCTTTGTAGACTTCCAGAATTGCGGCGTGGTTCTTGATGTCTCCCTCGCGGTACATGAAGCGGACCAGCTCGTCGACCATCCAGAGGTTGTGCAGCAGGTCGCTGTGATAGTGCGCCCCTTCATCACTCCAGCGGGCGCCAGTGCAGAGGCCCATGCGGCTTCCTTCGAGGCGCAGCACATAGCACTCGACCTCGCGCCCTTGGAAATACGGCTTCAACTCGGTCGGCCCTTTGATCAGGCGATCCGCGAGGATGAAGCGCTCCATGACCGGAGTCGCGACCTTGATCATGCGATCGGTGTTGTGCGCAGGCTCGAACTTCCACTCACGGCCGAACTTGTCGATGTGTGGCATGGTCACTCCCCCAGGAACTTGGTGAGGTCTTCGATTGTGGTCTCGATGTGGCGCAACCCCTCGTTGATTGCGTCGACGGCCTTCTCCAGCTCGTCACGTGAGATCTCCAACTCCTCGATTTCGCGCTCCACCTTCTGGCCACCCGTGGCCTCGCGCCAGTCTTCGTCCCGCGCGAGGAAGTCGTCTTCGTACTGCACGTGCGCGTCGTGGAGCTGCGAGTGCAGGTCTTCGAGCGGCACGATCTGGATCGTCTCCAGATAGGCCTGGAGTTCGTTGCGAATGCGCTTGATGTCGTCGAACTGGGTCTTAGTCAGCATCACTGTCTCCATACGCAGACTGGATCTTCTTGTTGGTATGGGAGCAGTACAGATCGACATCTTCCCAGTTGATGTCGAGCGCGATCACACGCCATCCGTTGCTCCGGTCGTTCGCGATGATCGCGTTGCGGATCTCGTTGGCGTTCGCCACTGCTGCGTCCCACGACAGCGCTTCGCCGTCCGAGCAGATGAAGTAGCACGGGTAGCCACCGGGCCATGCATAGGGTCCATCTTCACGATGGATGGCCTTGTTGAAGTCCCACAGGGTTTTGATAAGCATGATTGTCCTCGTTAGCCCGCCGAAGCGGGCGAATGCAGGTTGATGTGGGATGTCAGGAGATGGTGCAGCCGTGGGTCTTCGAGTACGTGAAGACGCGCACCTTGCCCTTGTAGTCGACGTTCACGGTGTCAACACGTGAGCCGGTTTCTTCGCGGAAGTCGCGCAGCATCGATTCGATCTGCAGGGCCAGCAGCTTCACTGCGGTGCTCATCTCGCGCTCGGTGTACGGTGCGGCTTCAGCGGGCGGTGCAGCGAGTTCGGTGGACTCGACGGCTGCGTGTTCGTTGTTCGTGATTGCGTTCATGGTGTCTTGATCCAGTGAAAGTGCGACAGTCGCACGTTGTGGTGGTGTTGAACTGCTCAGTACTCGCGGTCTGCTTTCTGGAACAGGTGATCGAATGCCTTTTCGATCGCTGCCCGGTTACTGCTGTCAGCGTGTTGCCACGTCCCATACAACCTTGCTGCGAACTCGCCGAGGTTGATGAGCTTCTGGGCTGTGTGCTCTCGCTGCTCACGTGACATCGATCCCATGTGCGTGCTCTCACGCTCGTAGTGCTGCCATGCGTTTGCAAGTGCTTCATCGATCGACTTGAAGTACAGACTCTTGCCGAGTTGGCGCGTCTGCCAGTAGCTACCCTCGGGGTTTTCGAGAATCTGATAGCCCCAAGGTGGCGGCATCTTCATCTCAGTGACCCAGTAGTCGGTGCCTTCGCACTCGCTGTCGATGAAGCTCGACACGTGGTCCGAATCCTCGAACGGGCCGTGATAGAACAGCCCCTCCACCGGGTTGCCGGTGATGACGAGTAGTTGCTTCTTCATGCCGCCACCTGTTCGAACTGCTCGCCGAACACTTCAGCTTCTACGAGCTGATACGTGTAGCGCGGCCGGCCGTGGAAGTACTTCGTGTCGATGACGAGGCCGCATTGCTTGGCCAAGCGATCGATGATCTCTTCCGGGTGGTGCGAGCCGTGATAGTCCATGTGATGGAAGATCTGCTCTTCGAGCGCTGCGTGGAACGCGGCCTCGACGTAGGGTGCCCGGTCTTTCGCGTCGTCCATCATCTGCTCGAACGTTGCGAACGGGCCATGTGTGGTGGTCATGGTGTGTTGATCCGTGAAGGTTGAAGGTTAAAAGTGCGACCGTCGCACTTTACATATCCGGCGTGTGCGTCACTTGCTTGCCGTGCCCATCGGGCTGCACATCCGTCTCGGCCAGGGTGACGGACACCAGATGCTGCTTGCTCTTCGGTGCCTTGAACTGGGCGATTGCCTTGGTCTTGGCTTCGAGTAGCGTGTTCGCGTAGATCTCCGCGCGTTTGCTGTTGAAGAAAGCGATGTATCCGTTCATTGCATCTCCTTTAGGTGCTGCTGCTGAATCCCGCCAACAGTTCGACGGTAAGCGGGCCTTGAAACGTGCCGACGCGATCGCACTGGTGAACGTAGTGGTCGCGGTCTTCCGGGTCATAGCCGTTGTCGTAGTACAGGCTGTGAACGAACAACTCAGTGGCCTGCTTCTCGGACTCAGCCGGGATCAGGTCAGCGACATCATCGTCCCAGCCATCGAGTCGGCCGCAGAGAAGGAACAGGTGTTTCATTTACGTCTCCTTTTCTTGGTGGTGCGCAGGATGTCCCTTCGAATCGTCTGCACGAAGATCGCCAGCACGAATGCACCGATTGCGAGGAGGACGAACCAGACCAGGATCAGCCCGAGCGGGTTACTCGGATCGATGGGCGTGCGCTCTTGGAAGAGACCACGAACCATGCCGCTCGTTTCCGCCAGTGCTGTGCGTGCTGGGTTCGTGAGCAGGTACACGAGCAGCGCGACGTGCTTATTCATCAGCGTCCTCCACGCCTTCGATCGAGATCTCGATGTCGTAGCCTTCAACCGCGCCCGTGATGGTCGGATCCCCGTCGAACACCATCGTGCCTTCGGTGTCGAGATAGTTGTGGACCCACTCCAAGCGGCCCTCGGGCGGCACGTCATCGGGTACCTTGATGAACAGCGTCTCGCACTCCCACACCGCTTGCATACGGTGGACAGTCAGGATCTTAGGCATCAGGAACCTCCACTTCGTTGAAGGACTTCACATCAGTCGAGCAGTCGTCGCAGAAGCCGTCGTCAAAGATGCCCGAGAGTTCCCAATCCTGCTTCTCGATGTTCCAGCGCACCGTCGCATCGCGGCCCACGTCATCGCCGCCGCAATATGGGCAGACCATCTTGATCTTAGGCATGGCTCCCTCAGACGTTCATGTATTCGGAGATCTCGACGAAGTACTTCCGTCCCTTGACCTTCTTCGCACGAGCACGCGCCTGCCAGTGCCCGCAGCAGTCGTGCTCGCAGCGGCAACCGTAGTCCAGCTCGAATTCGAGCGCCTTGACCGCATCGCGCTTCTTCACACCACGCGGTGCGACGACCGACAGCAGCCGGGTACGGTGCTCACCATCCGCGGAGTAGATGACGTTGTCGAATGAGTTGCCGAGCAGCTTGAATGCGCCTACATACTCCGAGCGTTCGAGATGACTCCAACCCGAGCGGTACTGGCTCGTGAGCGGCTTATGGGCGTACAGGATCTCAGGCATGAGCAGGCTCCAGCGGCAGGTACATGGATGCCTTCGAGTACTCGTCGAGCACATCGCGAATCAGGCGTGCATTGCGGCGATCGACCGTGAGTGCGTTCACGACGTTGGCGAGCGTGAACTGCGTGGCTACATCGGGTGCCCCGAACTCGGCGGCGTACAGCTTGAACAGACGCTGTCGCAGCTTGGCGGGGATGGCAGTCTCGCATTCGTGCTTTGCTGCTTCAGCCATCGTGGCGAATTCGAGGCCGTCGCAACTCTTGTAACGCTTGAGTTCGCGCATGTTAGGCCTCGTCTTCAATGATACGGTCGACGATCGAGCGCTTCGATTCGAGGAACGATTTCATGTTGTCGAGCTGCTGCACATCGTGGCGCAGCTTGGTGTAGTCCGAGAGGAGTTCCCCGAACACTACCGACTGGCTCACAAGCACCAGCGCGAGCTTGTCAGCCGCAGAGGGTGAGAGTTCGATGCCCTCTTGCGTGAGTGCGCAGTGCTTGAGCAGCTTGGAGATGGAGCGCGGGATAGCAATGCCGTGTTCATGGCGTGTGGCTTCTTCACGGCTGGTGAAGGTGGCGCCGTCGCGCGTTTCGTAGGTCTCGATGACCTTGAGGGGTTTGTGCATGGTCTTGATCCGTGAGATTAGAAGTGATGGTGGAAAGTGCGACGGTCGCACTTTCCACTTCGAAGCTCAGTGGTGGATGAGCTGTCTTACGCTGCTGCCTGTTCGTCGTGGTGCTTTTCGAGCGCGTCGATCTGAGCCACGGTGTCGCGGGCTGCGATGTACTGATCGAGGAACGATCGCATCGCGTTCGGGTTCTGCAACATGGCGGTCACCAGCGGCTTGAGGCCGTCAGGGTTCAGCACCATGTTGTTGAGCGCTGCGTATGAGCCTTGGATCTGCTCGATGATCGCAGCCGGGATCGCCTTGGTCATCTCGTGGCGCAGGCCGTCTTTCTGCGTGTTGTGGTTGACGCCGTCACGCGATTGGTAGAGTTGTTTCAACATGATGTTTGTTATCCGTTAGAGATTAGAGTTAGGTACAGCTCGAAGCTCACTGCATCAGTGCGACTGTCGCACTTTTCGTTCGTCTTCCACTACGTTGACCGTCTGGCGCGGCCTATCTGTTGCCCACACGCGCAGGTCATTCGCGCGTATGAAATCGATGGCTTCATCGATTGTCTTGAACTCGCCGAATTCGTGGCCAGTTCGCTTGTGCTTCACGGTCCACGTGTTCATGCTGGGAACACCGCAAGCACGCTCTCCGGGAACAACAGCCGGCCACCCGAGAAGAAGATGATCCCGCTTCGTTCACCGATGCGGACGATCACATCCTGCTTCTCGACGCCGTAGTTGATGTAGCGCACGGTGTCGCCGACTTTGTACAGGTTGAGCGGGGGATTCGACTCGATCAGCTCGCTCATGATGCGGCCTCGATCTTGACCTTCTGGAAGTCGTAGGGGTTGACCTGCACGAACATCACTTGATGGAACAGATCGGCGAGGTAGTCCTTGATCCCGTTGCGGTCAATGCCAGAGATCTTGAGAACCGCGCCATATTCGAGCGAGGGTGTGACCACGACTTGATGGTCTGTCCATCCGGCATACACGCCGTGCTCGTTCATGTGGTGAAACGACGTGTTGAACACGAGCTTGTTGCTCTTGCACTCGTCTTTCGCGAGCTTGACGCCCGCATCGAGGCCTGAACCAGAGGGCAAGTGCTCCTTGAGCATGGCGTCGAGGGTGTTGCGGTGGTGGTCGCGCCACTCGGTGTTGCCATCCGCGTCGCAGCGTTCGATGGTTGCCAGCAGCGATGCGATGGCTGAGTACAGCGGTACGGTGGTCATGCGTCATGTCTCCGTGGTGGAAGGGTTTACCAGAGGCTCTACAACGGCCTCGTGCGGGCCTCTGGCTACGTGGGCCTATCCGAAGGCTCACGAGCGGCGTGGCGGTACCGCAAATCAAGCGAGAAGTGCGACGGTCGCACTTTATGAGAGTGCGATTGCTGCGAGGCTGAGGAGAATGAGCACGCAGACGGCTCCGATTGCTCGATCCCAGCGATGCGCGGATTGCTGCTGTGCGGGCGTCAGGTGCAGGGTCACTCGCAGGTCGAGCGATGCGGAGCGTTGAGCGCGAGCACGAGCGCGGAGCGGGAGCTGGAGCGGCCACCTGATGGCGTCGAGCGCGGCCTCTACGTCGCGTAGCGATCGGAGGGCGTGACTAGGGCAGGAGCTGGAGCTAGAGCCGAGAGCAGGAGCTGAGAGCATGGTCGTGTTGTGTGGCGGTGTAGCTGTAGCGGCTTGCGTGGTGGTGGCCGCATTACGAAGGTGCAAGGATACCGGTTTCTTACGATCGGGATTCATGGTCGTGGTGGATTTATCTGATAGAGAGGCCAAAACGCAACACGGGCCAGCGTGCAGCGTCCGCAGAGGGACAAGTAAAGGTTTCGTTTTTCCTTTTTTCTATTAAAAATTAAATATCTGATACTTGTTGCTCATGCATGAAAGAGAAATTCCTAATGCTTTCCTTGTCCCCTCTCTCTTTGATACTTCTTCTTCTTTTATTCTTTGAAAAGGAAGGAAGAAAGAAAGAATATAATATATAGCTAAGTACTTGATTTTAAAGGACTTTTGCCTCAACTATCTGATAGTTGAAACGAGGAAAAATCCGCGCACGGCGCCCATTTTGGTTCCACTGTGGTCTCTTGGTGCCCCGCGAACCACCACTGTGGTACCGCGACGGTGCGGTCGGTTTATCCACAATGTGGACAGCCGATGGTTACGCCCCCCACAAAATTCCACAATGCGTAACGCATTTCACACTGTTGAACGCGCGCCGGCTACAGCTCCACCGCCGATTTCAACACGCACACAGTGCGGTTACCCACTAACCCGCACTAACTCTCACCGCGCCGGCTTCACACGCACGGAGCAGCCCCATGCCTCAGCCAACATCTCCACGCGCAGTACCCGCACCCGCTCCTGCGCCTTCTCCTGCTGCACGGCACGCTCCCGCGACCGGCTCAGACGCCGCTCCACATGCGTGCTAAAGCGCACTGGTTCAGGCGCTGGAGCTGTAGCGGGTTCCGCGTCAGGACGCGCCCATTCCGGCATCTGTTCCAGAGTCGTGTCACCGCGCGCCAATGCACGGCGCAGCATGGCGATCTGGGCCTCGCGCGGCGTGAAGTTCTGCACGAGCTTCGGCTTGTCCAGCTGGTCCGTCTTGGGCGCATAAGCACGTGTCACAGACAGCGGCTTACGCCAGCGACCGGGGCCACGCTCCGGATCATCTTGCCCATACTCTTTCACGTACATCCACGAGAGCGCGCCCATCTTGGTCTCCAATAAAGTGCGACCGTCGCACTTTTCAAATAACGTCGCAAAAACGGATTATTAGACGCGCTACCACTCCAGCCGCTGCGTGAGAATTACGCGGCTGATAATGGCGCACGAGCAGACGCTGCCCCTGAAGCGGGAGCAGTTTTCATAATCGACCTCTTTAAATTTTGGTCCGATGAAGGGCCAAAATTTAAAGGGGCGCCTCTATAGGGGAAGCGCGAAAAGAACCAACCGGCGCGAGCCGGTCGGCTTTTTTAAAACGCGCCACTAGTGGCGCGCGCTAGGCGCTTACACTGCTACGGTTTCGGCCTTTGCCTTGCGCTTACCCTTCGGCGCGGATTGTGCGACCGTCGCACGTTCTGCTGCTGCTGCTGCCGCGCGTTCTGCGTCAGCCTTTTCCGCCTCTTCGCGCCGTGCGTTGCGTTCGATGCGTTCCTTGTTACCCTCAAGGAGTGCATACACCGTATCAAGCGGCAGCGTGTTCAGAACCGCGCTAGGCGCATACGGGAATAACTCCAGAATAAACGCTTCCGAGAATCGAACGCGTTCCTCATGCGGCAAAGCATCGAACGCGGCGCGCACATGTGCGACCAAGTCTGAACCCGTGCTAGGCGTACCGTTCACGCCGACAGGGGTTTGGCGTTCCTCATCATCGGCGGGCGCTGCGGGCGCTGCGGGTTTCTTGGAGGGTTCCTTACCCTTGCTTTGCGCGAAATTGAAGTGCGCGAAAAGCGCTTCCTGAGTGTACAAATCGTTATCGGAAAAGAAACCTTTCACGAGTTCAATTGCCACCTCTTCAGATTCTGCCGCTTGCACGTCCGACAGATTCAAACCCTTTGCCGTCGCTTGCTTGCAGATACCCGTTCCTTTCTCCGCATAGCGCTTTGCCGTCGCTTGCGCCGCTTGCACTTTGGTCGCTTGCTCTTCGACCGTCAGGTTTTCCCAAGCGGCGCCAACGCGCGCCGCAGCAATGGAAACCTGCAAGCGGGGGATATTGTCCGATGCAAACCCGCGTTCCTCATATCCGCCAACGCGGGCGAATGCAGCGACCGTCGCGGCATATCCGCGCATAACAACAGACGATTCGCCCGCGACGATATGCGCGCCAACGAGTGCGGCAACTTCTTTCGAAACGATTTTCTTATCGGACATTTTGAACCCCTATCGATTGGTACGCTTTGGTACCGATTAGTTAAAAGTGCGACCGTCGCACTTTCCGTCGCGCTTAGTGCGACCGTCGCACTTTGCGCACACGCTATGTGCGACGTCGCACATGGCGCGCGAACCCAACGAGCGCACGCGCCCCTTGGCCCCGCCTCCAGCCCTACACCTGCATCCATCTCCCACGTACACAGGATACCACACTTTAATAGGCTGTGCGGGGCACGCCGTGGGATGGCTGTCAAGACCTTCTTTTGAATTTTTGAGATTTTCCAGGTGTGGTATGCTATAGTCTACGCAACGCCCCAACTTATGCGCTGAAAACCATGATCCACACCGACTCCAGCCTGCAGATCCTGCGGGCCATCACCACCGGCCGCGACCGCTTCACAGTCAGCACCGAAGACCTAACCGCCTACTTCCGCACCAACCCCCGCGAGTGGTTCGGGCGCAGCTACACCGCCCTCACCCTCGCCGACATCGTGGTGCCGATCGGCAAGCGGGGCCACGGCCTGTTCTCGAACCTGATCCTCGAAACCGAATTCGTCGCCCAGGCCTGCCGCTTCGAGGCGGTCCTCATCGAGAACGCCCGCGACAGCCTCGTGAAGCCGCTCACGAAGCGCGGCTACATGCTCCGCACCCGCGGCTATCTCCTCGCCGGAGGCGGAATCGATTTGCTCAAGGAGATCAAGTAATGCCCATGAAACCCCTGCCCCGAGATGAGTTCACTGTCGCAATGGCGCGCGAGTGGTTCGCCTATGACTCCAGCGCCGGCTGCGTCATCCGAATCAAGAATCCAAAGAGGGGAAAGAAGACTGCGGGAGAGAGAGCTGGGTGTCTGCACAAAGCCTCGGGATTCTTCCGAGTGGCCTTCCAAGGCCTCAACGTCTATGAGCACCACCTAGTCTGGGCACTCTGCAAGGGGTACTGGTCTCCTTTCCCTCTGAGACACAGAGATGACAACCCGACAAATAACCGTATCGAGAATCTGGTTGAAGATACAAATGCCGGAATTGGTTACAACGAGTTACAAACTCCTTCCGATTCTTACCCAGAATCAATGTCTGGAGTGGTCGCTGTAAAGAGCGGGAGATTCAGGGCACAAATTTTCAGAGAAAAATTAAGGTACCTTGGTACCTACGACACCCCTGCGGAGGCCCACGCAGCTTACGTTCGGGCCAAACAAGTACTCCACAGTCCTCTTAATGTTGGGAAACCAACTGAAGAACTGCTCTCTCAGCTGTTGAATGTTTCATAAGCTTCATATGAGACTGACATTTCAGTGTTGAGTGTTGTCAAATTGCTAACAAGAGAGAGATTTGGCAGTTGAGAGTTGCTAACACAAAGTTGAGTGTGTATATTTCGCATCAATGCTTCGTGATCTGTGGTGGTGAGCGAAGCGCCTTGCAGCGGCCTCTAGGTCCACAAGGTCAAGATAGAAAGGTGGCCAGCCTGACTATCGGTCCCGATCCAGGGATATGTTTTGATCCGTAGAAGTGATAAAAGCCCCGATGACTAGCTATCATCGGGGCTTTTCCCATTCCAACTGTCAATAGTCTCGCTCTTTGTTGAATATTTGTAGAGCTAGACGGTGCTCAGCTGCTCTCCAGAAGGGGCTGCTTTCGTATTCGACGACCCCGTCACGCCCGCAAGAATGAGATTTTCGTAGGTTATCTCCTGTCCCCCCATCTCCGTGCCTCTGATTGAAAGCTTGAATCCGAACTCTGTAGCCAGCTCCCGCATCTTGGCTCTGAACTGAGTCGATCCAACAGGCCTGGCACTGCCCGGTCCTACGCAGAAGGACCAATATGCCTGATAGAGCTTCACCTCCTGAACTGAGGTGAGGGTTGAAGTCTTCGCGCCAGCGGACGACGGATTTTGGAGAGGGGCTATCCGCACCTTGCCGCTCTCCATCAGAAAAAAACGTACAGAATTGTTCAGATTCGCCACTTCACGCATTGTTTGCGCGTGCGACGCGGGAATCGTGTACTCGTTGCGCGCCCGCAGCCGGGGCATCGACTGCACCGCCCAAGCAACGATCGCTTCGCGCTCCTCAACCACGATCACATCACCGAGATCGAGCCTGCGCTCACTGGCCTTCACCGGACGGTTAAATTGGAGCACCAACCATCGACGGTTAAATCCCTCGGATGTGTCCTCAGTCCTCGGATAATGGTTCGATGCGAACCAATGCGTGCAGACGGGGGAGAAACGGAAGATCTGTCCACCCTTCAGCTGCCCTGACATCTCAGCTCCGTCGATGATGTCCTTGAATCTTTGGCCATCCACAGCCTTCTTTTCAGAAAGCTCACCCGCGACGTTGATGATTTTCTCGAACATTTGGGTCGGCAGGAACTTGTCTGCCCACTCATTAGGCGGCACCGCTGCCCGAGCTGAGTCCGGAACCAGCGCTTGAGCGATCTTCAGCAGCTGTGATTTCCCAGATTTTGGGGCACCTTGCAGCAAAATCGCACGTTGATAGCGAGGTCCGAGGCCGAAAAGCGTGACCGCGAGGGCTTCCTGCAGAGCTGCGATCTTCTCCTCGCAGTCGTCATCATCACCCCAACTTTTCCGCAGAAACTCGAAAAACATGTCACTTTTACCCGCAGTTTCGGGCAAATACCGGAACGGCAGCGTGTAAGTCATGCCATAACCGGAGTCGTGCGGCAGCAATTTCAGGTCTTCCGTGAGGAAACCATTGGCGAAATTCACGCCTTTCACGTCGATCGTCTTGATGCCTTGGGTCAACAGCATCCGCATGACCGCGTAGACACCCTTCATGTCGTTGAACTTCTTGCACGCAGCCAGATGGCCGTAGTCGGAGCTGATCTTCGACAGGATGAACTGGTCGTCGACCTTGTCCCAGTGTGACCCCGCCCACTTCCAGATGAAGCCATTGTGGGCACGGATGGCATACAGCGCCTCCAGATCCTTGATCGCCGCGCGTGCGATCTCCGACTGGTCCTGGCCCTTGATGTCGCCCATGCGCAGCTCTTTCACGCGCGAGCGCAACGTCCCCACCTTCACGCCCATACCACCCGAGAGCGCGATGAACTCAAGCAACCGGTCCTCTTCGAGCTTATTGAGGTTCGACGTGGTCGCCACCTTGAAGAGCGCCTTGTCGATCGCAGCCGCGCGCTGCGGGCTGTCCTTCGGGAAGCGCTCGAACTCGTCGATCAGGAACGACTTCAAGTCCTCGAACGTGGCCTCTTCCTGCTCTTTCGAAAACTCAAGACCATAGGCCTTCTTGTCTTCATCGGTCAGGCCCTCGTCCCAGCCAGTCGGCAACACCTTCGCCTTCTCAAACACGTCACGCTGCAGGAACTTGAGCATGTTGCGCACGTGCTTGTCGATATCGATCGGGTCTCCCGCGACGTTCTCGACGAAGTCCGCGGCGTAGGCCTGCAGCATCCCGATCGCTTCCTTCACGCTCCGATCGCCGCGCATCACCGCGTACGCGAAGAGGCCCGCGCGCTCGGTCAGCGACGTGTCGCGCGAACCAGCGGATGCGTAATCGACCACGCGCGTCCAACCCGAGTGCGACAGCTCGACGCCGGCCTCGGTGAGCGCCGCGCGCAACATCGCCTCGATGTTGTCATCGAGCGGCACCAGATTCTTGTGAACGTCCACCAGATCGCAGTTCGCCAGATACGGCTGCATCGTGTCGGGGTGGATCGAGGGCGGCAGCACGGACTGCGTGCGCGCGGAGAGCATTTCGCAGATCGTCTGGCCGCTCGTGTTCTTGATCCGGAACGTCTTCAGGCCCGAGTAGCGGTAAGCGAGCATGAAGCCCTTCTTGCCGACGCGGCGCCACGGCGAGCGCGGCAGCAGCTGCTCGATGACGTTCATCAGCTTCACGTCTTCCGTGTCGATGTCCATCATCACGATGCCGGACTGCGGCCCGAGCACGATGCCGATGTTCCCGTCGCGGCACGACTCAATCCACTGTGCCTGCTGCTCGGGTTCGACCGGATGATCGAAATAGCGCGACCAGTCGTTCGGGACTGGCTTCTTTTCCATCGGATAAAGCGGGATCACTGGCAGGCCCGCCGCGTAATAGCGCGGCGCTGTCAGTGCAAAGATAGGTTGGCGTTCGGCTTTCATGCGTTTTCGTCGGTGGTGGTAGCAGTCGCGCCATCGTCGGACATGTCCTGACGGGCCAGGGCGCTTCTAAGTCGATCCATTACCTCGGTGCGCTGGTCAGGCGTCATCGAGTCCTCCATGATCGCGAGCACGGTGTCCTGGAAGCCCTTGATCTGCTTGACTCCCAGTGCTCGCTCTCGCGCCGTCACAAGCCGTTCGAGAAGACTGGTCGCCGTGCGGAAATACGCCATGCGCTCAGTTTGATCCGACTTCCCGATCGTCTTGCCATAATCTTTCAGCTCTTGAAACACGCCGTATAGATCCTCAGCCAGCGTGTTGTCGATCTCATCCTCTGAAATCGGGGATGACTCTGTATTTTCCTGCTTGTTCTCGCTCGTATCGAGCCTCATCCAGATCGAGTCCTGGATCAACTTCTTGAGTTGATCGTCATAAGGACAATCCGGACTCTTAAGGTAATTGCTGTCCTCACGAGCCAACGTGACGACTGTCTTGAAGGCCCACTGCGCGTGGTCCGTGATATCCGGATAGTGGTACTCGCTCATGCTGTGCCTCTTTGAAAGAGGGCAAGAATAGCGTCTGTTGTCCCACATAAAAAAGGAAATCAACACAACTATCAGATAAAGGACCGTAAATATCGTCTAGTCAGTTTTCCTTTGTGTTGCGCGCACGCGTCATCGAGAATAGCGCCTGTCCAACGGCCTGCCCTCATGAGCAACCAGTACCTCCAATCTCTCCTCGATCGCGCCGCAAGTCGCTGGTCTACCGACCGGGCGTCGATGACCTATGGGGATTGGATGTGCGAGAACACCCATCTCGCCGACCGGCCGTTCAGCTTCAAACGGTACCCGTTCCAGAAGCAGATCGCCGACGACATGCATCCGAACATGGACGTGGTCAAGCCATCGCAGGTCGGCCTGACCGAGCTGCAGATCCGCAAGGTGCTCGCGTTCATCTCGCGCAATCGCGGCGTGTCGGTCATCTACACGCTGCCCGACGAGAAGATGATGGAGCGGATCGCGGCGGGCCGGATCCGCCCGATCGTCGACGAAGAGAAGGTCTTCAACCTCGAATCCATCGGCAGTGGCAAGCCCACGCGCACGAAGGAAATGATCCAGGTCGGCAAGAGCTTCCTCTACGTGACCGCTGCCGGCGAAGGCGCCGCGACCTCGATCTCGGCCGACATGGTGGTCAACGACGAAGTCGACTTGACCGATCAGGCGATCCTCGCGCTCTTCAGCTCGCGCTTGCAGGGTTCCGACTACCGGATCGCGCACCGCTTCTCGACCCCGACGTTCGAGGACTTCGGCATCGACCAGACGTTCAAGGTGAGCGACCAGCACCAGTACATGCTGAAGTGCTCGCACTGCAACCACTGGCAGACGCCGGACTTCAACAAGACGTTCGTGCAGCTCCCCGGCCTCGGCGACCTGGAGTTCGAGGAGATCGAGCAAGGGATGATCGACGAAGGCCGCATCGACCTCGATCTCGCGACGGTCAACTGCGAGCACTGCGGTGGGCTGCTGGATCTCGGCGACCACGAGCGCCGCGAGTGGGTGGCCAAGTTCCCGAACCGCAAGCACGCGCGCGGCTATCAGGTGCTCCCCTTCTCCACCGAGCGCCTGAACCCGAAGTACATCATCACCCAGCTCTTCATGTACAAGCGCAAGGACTTCTTGCGGGGCTGGTACAACACCGTGCTCGGGCGCTCACACACAGGTGGCGACCAGCGGCTGTCGGACGCCGACATCGCCGCGGCTTTCACCGAGCACGCGCTCAAGCAGCCGCCGATCAATGGCCTGCCCGCGTGGATCGGCGTCGACATGGGCCAGACCTGCCACATCGTGGTCGGCCAAGGCTACGACGTGAGTTCGATCCACGTGCGCGAGTTCATCGCCGTACCGGTCGGGCGCCTCCTCGAAGAGCTGGGCCGCATCTGCGCGGAATACCGCGTGGTCGGCGGCGCCTGCGACCGCCACCCGTACACGCCGACCTCCGAGGCCGCGCGCGACGTGACCTATCGCCGCGTGCTGCCGAACGAATATCGCGGCGCGAAAGAGATCAACCTCGTCAAAGACCCGACTGGCCAGATCCTGTACATGCAATCGAACCGCACGATGCTGCTCGACGAGGTCGCGCGCGCCATCCGCTTGCGCAAGATCAAGTTCTCGGGCTACGGCACGCAGCGCGCGGTGATCGTCGAGCACCTGAAGGACATGGTTCGGAACGAGGAGCCGGAAAAGGAAGCCGAGTGGAAGAAGCTCAACGGCAACGACCACTACTTCCACGCCATCGGCTTCCTGTTGAGCGCCGTGAAGCTGCACACGACGAACGCCTCGGCGCTCTTCGGCGGCGAAGTGCGCAGCGTCATCGCCATTGCTGGCGCTGACATCGGATTCAACTCGACTCCGGGACTGGTTCAGACGGCGAAGCCGAAGCAAAACCCCGGTGACACTCAACTACGACAGCTCTATGGCCACTCCCAAAACAGCATCTTCCACTTCTAAGGGCATCGGCGGCGCCATCAGTTCGGCGCTCGCGATCATCCTTCCGCGCACGAAGGGAGCTGGGAAAGGCTCGTCGATGCCGGGGACGTACAACCCGAGCGCGCCCGAGCAGATCCTCTCGCTGCCAACCTACCGCGAGCACCTGACCGACATCTTCACGACGCGCTCGGCGAACGACTCGCGCACGTTGATCAAGAGCCTGTTCACGCAGGATCCGGACATGTCGGCGGCGGTGAACGCGTACCTGACGGTGGCCAACACCGATATGGTCGCGGTCGTCCGTGACGTGAACGGGATGATCGACCGCGAGGGGCAGAAGCTCCTGAACGCGGCGATGGAAGCCTACGACACCCGCTTCGACTATTCGAAGGGGTTCGACCTGCGCCCGTCGTGGAAGGAGCTGGCCGAGAACTTCCGCTACCTGCTGCTCGCGGGCGGCACGCTGCCGGTCGAAATGGTGCTCTCGAAGACCTTCGCGCCGCAGGAGTTCCGGATGATCGATCCGGTCACGCTCAACTGGAAGCAGACGCAACCGGGCGTGTTCGCGCCGATCCAGAAGACGACGAGCGGCGAAATCATTGACTTGAACATCCCTACGTTCTTCGTCAAGTTCTTTCGTCGTGACCCAACCAATCTGTACACCTACTCACCTTTCGTTTCGACGATCAACACCATCGCCGCGCGACAACAAGTCATCAACGACCTGTATCGCATCATGCAGCTGACGGGTTATCCCCGTATGGAGATCGTTGTAGTCGAAGAAGTCGTGACTCGTAATGCTCCGCTTGAGATCAAGGCGGATCAGGAGAAGCTTCAAGCGTACGTGCAGCAGGTTCTCGCCTCGATCAGCTCGTCTGTCGCCAACATCCGGCCGGATCAAGCGTTCGTCCACACCGATGCTGCTGAAGTGAAGATGACGAACGAGAAGAACCCAGGCATGGCCCTGGACATCTCGAAGATCATCGACACGCTCAACTCGCAGAACCAGGCGGGCCTGCGGATCATGGGCACGATCATCGGTCGGGGCAACGCGGGTGTGAATACGGCCTCCGTCGAGGCGCGCATTTTCTCGATGATCGCCGAAGAGCTGAACCAGCCGATCGCCGACCTCTTCTCCGACATGCTGACACTGGCCATCCGCCTGCAAGGCTCGCAGTCGTCCGTGTCCGTGAAGTTCAAGCCCGTCGAGCTGCGGCCGGCGACCGAACTCGAACCGCAGTTCACGATGCGTCAAGCGCGCCTGAAGGCTGACCTGTCGCTCGGCATCATCGACGACGACGAATACCACCTTGAGATGTACGGCCGCTTGCGTCCGGACAGCGCACCAATCCTCACCGGCACGAACTTCATGCCAGGGACCAACGCGCAGGCTCAAGCCCAGCTTGATCAGCAAACCGCCGCGGCGAGCGCGGCTGTGGGCGATCAGAACAACTCGAACAGCACGACGAGCAAGAACAATCCGTCGTCGAACGCGAAGAAGGTCTCGCCCAATTCTGACCCGATGGGACGCTCGCTTTCACCGAGTGGTTCGAAGTCCGCATCAAGCAACGGTGTGAAGCCTTAAAAACTCTTTGACTCTCGTGTAGCCCGTCGAAATAATACGGGCTACTTAAACCAGCCCGTCTCAACAGCACCACCACCATGCCGAAGAGCGTAGTCATCACACCGAGGATTCAAGCCCTCATCGCCCAGAACAACGGCGGGGAGTCGGTCGATCTGAATTCGATCGGGGTGTTCGAGGCGTCGGTGCTGAACACGCGCGCGCTGTCGAAGCCGGGATCGATTTTCGACAAGGGTCAAGTGAGCGTTGCGACGCTCAACGAGATGGCGACGTACCTGAATAGCGGTGGATTCGTCCCGCTCCAGACGTTGCACCCGATGGGTGACGAGCTGCCGATCGGCCGCTTCTTCCACGGCCAAGTCATGCCGTCCACGCTCGGCGACGGTTCGAGCGAGCTGGTTTGCCTCTTCTACCTGCCGAAGTCCGATGCGAACTTCGAGAAGCTGGATCAGGGAATCATCGACGAAGTCAGCGTCGGTGTTGTGGCTCAGCACCTGAACTGCTCCCAGTGCAACTGGGATTTCATGGGCGCGGACGCGACCACTGAGAACTTCTGGGACCGCACGTGCGCCAACGGCCACGTGCTCGGCGTCGACGGCGTCCACCTTGCCCTCAACGGCCTCGACCGCTGGACGGAAACGTCGCTGGTCTCGAAGGGCGCCGCGAACAACGCAAAGATTCTGGGGCGCGCGAAGCAGCGCCTTGGACAAGAGCAGTACGACCGCTTGGCAGCTTCGGGCGTTGCACCCGAGCAGAAAATGTTGATTGCCACCACCACAGATACCCCTCGGAGCCTGAAGATGGACAAGGAATTGAAAGAACTGATCGAGCAAGCCGCCGAACTCAAGGCCGATGCAAAGCATCACGGCCTCGTGCTGACGGCCAAGGACACGGAAATCACCGCGCTCAAGGCATCGGTCGAAGCGAAGGACGCAGAGATCGCCACGCTCAAGGCTGGCACGGAGCTGGCAGCAGCGACCGCCCAGCTGGCTGCAGTTCAAGGTCAAGTCACCACGCTGACCGAAGCAAAAGACACCGCCGAAACCGCGCTGACAGCTGCACAAGCTGAACTCGCGACGGCTCAAGCGCAGATCGCAACGCTGCAAGCAGGCGCCGGCAACGGTGGCAAGGCTCAAGGCGCGGCGAATGCAGACGTGAAGCTCGGACAAGCCTCGCCGTCGTCGGCGTTCAAGGCTGCACCGCGCGCACGCTAATCCGCAACCCGAGAGGAAAGAATGGCAAACGTAATTGGTAATGGCGTAAGTCTCCGTGGTCTCTACCATGACGACTTCCAATACCCGTTCCTGCTCGCCGCTGGTATCACCAAGGCCGATCAAGGCAAAGCCGTTGCTCTCGATGCGACGGCTGCGAACACGGTGAAGCTGGCTGGCGACGGAGACCGGATCATTGGTCGGCTGGAAGTGGTTGAAAACCGCGTTCAGGAAGGCATCAACATCGGCACGGTCTCGATTCAAGGTGGTCTCGACTACCCGGTCAAGGTCGGCGAAGCGCTCGTCAACGGCGATAGCCTCGTCGGTTCGGCGGGTGGTCTCGTCAAGAAGGCCGGCGCAGGCGTGCTCACGAACTGGGTGGTCGTTCAGGTTCTCACGAACGGCAACGCAGTCGCGATCAAAGGCTAAAGAAGCTCCGCAGCCCTGTCCACCACCAGGGCTGTTGAGCGGTTTCACAACACCACCACACGGATCAGAACATGCCCGATTTGATTGATATCAAGCGCGAAGCGCCTGAAGCAGTCCTCAGCAACCTGCGTCCCGCAGATGCTTCGGACCAAGGCAAGTCGGTGGATGCAGGCAAGCGCCTCATCCGCCTCGCTGCCGACGCAGGCCTCGGTCTGCGCGACTACCTCACGCTGGCGATCGACCCGCGTAAGGCCGCGGAACCCGCTCGCTACGATGGCCTCAACGGCTACGAAGCAGCTCTCTCGTACCTGAACCTCCCGGTTCGTACGGACCTCGAAAACGGCGTGCTGCTGCAAGCTGCATCGGAAACGTTCCAAACGTATCCGGGCACGCGTGCGATGTTCCCGGAAGTGATGGACGACGTGCTGCGCTGGCGCAACCGTCAGGACCAGCTCGAACAAGTCGCTCCGCTGCTCGCGCAATCGCGCACGATCAACGGCACCGAGATGATCTCGACGTTCGTCGACGACGACTCGGCAGAGCGCACGACGCACTCCGTCGCTGAATTCGGCCGCGTGCCGGTTCGCACGATCCGCACGTCGCAACAAACCGTGGGCATCTTCAAGCACGGCTCGGGCTACCGTACCTCGTACGAGTTCAACCGCCGCGCTTCGCTCGACATCATGACGCCGTTCGCGTCGCGTGTCGGTCGCGAGCTGGAAATCTCGAAGGTCCGCGCAGCAACCAGCATCCTGATCAACGGTGACGGCGTCAACGCTGCAGCTCCGGTGGTCGGCGTGTCGGCATTCGGCGGCAATCAAGCCAACGCGTTCTCGACGAACTACAAGGCTTTGGCCAAGTGGCTCATGAAGCGCGCGAAGGACGGCTACCCGATCGACACGATCGCAGGCAACTACGACATGTTCGTGGAACTGCTGTTCATGTTCCAGCCGGTCACGAACCTCGGCTCGAACACGGACATCGAAGCGATGGTTGCGCACGGCACGCCGAAGATCAACACGTCGCTGCCGATCCTCAACAAGTCGGTGAACTTCGTGCTGTCGAGCGGCGTCCCGGCTGGTCAGCTGATCGGCTTCACGAAGGGCGAAACGCTGGAAGAGCTGGTCGAAGCTGGTTCGAACATCGCTGAAAACGAGCGCTCGATCATCAACCAGTCCATCACCTACGTGCGTACCGAGAACACGGGCTACAAGCTCGCGTTTGGCGACACGCGTCAGATCCTGGACACCACGGCCTAACAGCCACTGGGTTGAGGTAAAGGCCCGCCCCGATCGGGCGGGCCTTTTTCGCACCTGCTCTGGACTCCTACACATGAAAGTCATCGCCATCACCACCGGCGCGTTCCAGCTGCTCGACTCGCTCACGGGCGACTTGATCTCTGCGTTCCGCCCGTCCGTCGTCGAGAAGACCTCGTTCCTGACCGCGCGCCACGCGATCGATCAGGTGAAGGTGCTCGCCGAAGTCGCGGACAGCGCAACCGACGACGAATTTGCCAAGCACTGGCACGAGGCCGGCAAAGACATCGACCTCGCCGTTCAGTCGTTCACCGCAATCCACAGCCTCGTTGCCGCGGCTGCACCGGAAGCCGACCCGGCCCCGGCGAAGAAGTCGGCGAAGAAAGCCACTGAATAACCGGAGCCATCATGGCAAACGATCTCAAGTACAGCCCCACGCTGAAGAACGCGCAGCAGGACGCAATTACCGCCACGCTCGGCGCGAACGCTGTCCTCGAAATCTACAGCGGTTCAAAACCCGCTGGCCCGACGACCGCGATCGGCGCGCAAGTGCTGCTCGCCTCGCTGGCCTGCAACGCCACGTTCGCACCGGGTTCATCGAACGGCGTGCTGACGTTGAACAGCATCGCGAACGGCACGGGTACGGCCGGCGCTGCGGGCGGCACGGTCGCCACGTGGTTCCGTTTGAAGACCTCGGGCGGCACCGCGCACGTCGACGGTACGGTCGGCATCAGCGGCTGCGACCTGAATATCAACAACACGAACATCGCGACGGGTCAGACCGTTAGCGTCACGGGCTTCACGCTGGCTAACGCTAACTAAGCGGGGTAGCAAATGGGTGCGCTGTCCGGCTCCAATTCCGTAACGAGCAGCGCTACCACTTTCAACCTGTCCTCGCCGGCACAGACGGATTACATCGTCTATCCGGCGACGACAACGCCGACCAGAAAGAGCGGTGCTGGCTCGACGATCATCGCGGCGGCGGTGCTCGGCGCCGTCTCGTTCGCGACGTTCAACTACGGCAACAACCTGTTCACCTGGACAGGGGGTGCGCCGACCGCGAGCGGAACGGCGGTCGCGGGCGGGATCTACACGAACCCCACCACCGCTTCGGCGGTGGGTCAGGGTATTCGGCTCGTCCTTCCGGCCGATACGAATTCACGCACGGCCGTCATCTACTGGGGCGCGAATAGCTGCGCGCCGCAGCTCGTCGCGACGCTCTCGGACGGCAGCGCCACACCCCTGACGCTCACGCCGACCGCGACCGGCTCGAACATCGACATCTACTACGCCGCGACCATCACGTTTGCGGCGAACAGCGCGGGCCAGACGCTGACGATCGACATGACGGTGAAGACGCTCCAGTCGGGCGGCAACATCTTCATCGGCGCGGCGAAGTATCTGACGGCGGTCTCGTCAATCACCGGCTCGGGCGCGGGTGTCCAGAACGCGAACACCAGCTCGGCGTCGGGCACGGTGGGCATCACCGGCTCGGGCGCCGGCACGCAGGCGAAGGACACCGCAGCGGCCACCGGTACGGTCAGCGTTTCTGGGGCCGCTGCATCGACGCAAGCGCCGGATAGCGCGGCGGCAACCGGCGCCGTGGGCATCAGTGGTACGGGCGCAGTCACCGAGGGCAAGGACGTAAGCACCGGCACCGGCGCGGTCGCCGTCTCGGGGTCTGCAGCGCTCACCGAAGGCAAGGACGTAAGCACGGCCACGGGCGCCGTAGGCGTGTCTGGGGCAGGCTCCGCGACCCAGGCGAAGGACAACGCAGCGGCAACCGGCGCCGTAGGCGTGGCGGGCCTCGGAAGCGCTTCCCAGGCCAAGAACACGGGCAGCGCGACCGCCACGGTTGGCATCAGCGGCTCGGGCGCGGCGACGCAGGCGAAGAACACCAGCTCGGCGACGGCGCAGCTCGGCGTGTCGGGCGCGGCCACGGGCACGCAGCAGAAGGATGTGAGCGCGGCGAGCGGCGCGACCGGTATCAGCGGCGCGGGCGCGGCCACGCAACAGAAGGACTCGGCGAGCGCGGCCGGCGCGGTTGAGGTTAGCGGCGCGGGCGCGGCGACCCAGCAGAAGAACACGGCGTCGGGAACCGGCGTCGTGCTCGATGGGATCGTCGGCAGCGGCGCGGGCACACAGGCACCGAACGCGGCAGCAGCCACTGGCACGGTGAGCGTGTCTGGCTCCGCTGCGGCGACGCAAGCGAAGGACACCAGCTCGGGAACGGGCACGGTCGGTATCACCGGCGCGGGCGCGGCGACGCAAGCGAAGGACACCAGCTCGGGAACGGGCACGGTCGGTATCACCGGCAGCGCGGCGATCACGCAGCAGCCGAACGTCAGCACCGCGACCGGCGCGATCGGCAACGTCTCGCAGGGCAGTGCGGCGATCACGCAGCAGCCGAACGCCGCCAGCGGAACAGGCACGGTCGGCATCACCGGCACGGGCGCGGCGACGCAGAAACCGGACGCGAGCGCGGCGAGCGCGGCGGTCTCAGTCGACGGCAGCGCAGCGGCGAGCGCCGCGCGCGACGGCGCGAACGGATCTGGCGCGGTCGAGATCACCGGCACGGGCGCCGCGACTCAGGCGCGCAACGTCATGAATGGCGTCGGCTCGGTCTCGAACAACGAGATCACCGGCACGGGCGCGGGTGTGCAAGCCCCGAACGTGTCGGCGGCGACGGGCGCCGTGGAAATCACCGGCACCGCTGCGCCCGTGCAGCGCGCCAACGTATCGCACGCAACAGCCTTCGTCGATAGCGGCGAAGCACCCCCGGCCCCGAGCCATAACCCTGTTTTGAACAAAGGACGAACCATGAAATGGTTCCAAGCTGGTGAAGACCTCACCTTCGATATCGAGATCCTGGTCGGCGGGGTGCCCTCGCAGCCGGACCCTGGCACCGTCACGTTCACCGTGCGCGATCAGAACGGGGTGGCTATCCCCGGCCTGAACAACCAGCCGGTCAACGTGCCGGGAACGACCGCGTCGATCTCTGTGCCCGCCGCCTCGAACATGCTCGCCGATGGCGCGGAGAGCGAGTCGCGCTTCGTGACGCTCGCCTACATCGCATCGGGTCAAAGCCGGCAGCTGCGCACGTCGTACAGCCTGCACGCGTTCCTGCCGATCGAGGCCTCGTGCGACGCGGTGCGCAGCCTCGTCGGTGTGTCCTCGGACGAACTGCCGGACGATGACATCGCGCTGGTGCTCAGCTACTTCGACCTCGTGGCCGAAGAGGGCGACACGTTCAAGGACGCCTTCCTCGCGAAGAACCAGACTCGAGCCGCGGCGAACCGCGCGCTCGCGCTGCGCGCCGCGCTCGAAGCGGTCCCGTCCTTGCAGCTGCGGATCTTCCAGTCGCGCCAGAGCGAGAACTCCTCGTTCAGCCGCTTCGGCGCCGTCGACTGGGAACGCCTGAAGCTCGACTTGCGCGACCAGCTCGCTGCAGCGCTGAAGTTCATTTCCTCGCCCACCACGACCGCCGCGATCCCGACGTACTTCATGGTGTCCGCTCCGACCGATAACGTGACGAACTCATAATGTCCGCACTCCCTAACCTCACTCGCGTCCTGATCAACCTGACGCGCGGCAACGCGAAGATCTGGGGCAACGTCAATCTGCCTAGCGCCGGTTCGGGCGGCAGGATTGCGTTCGGCCCCGTGGCCAAGACCCTGCTCGCAAAGCGCGGCTCGGTCGCGCAACCGGGCGACACGGTGCTCGATCTCGGCGACCGCTACGTGCTCGGCTACTTCAGCGAGTCGGCAAACGACCAGCTGTATCGCATGTTCCGCACGCCCTACTCCGCCGATGTCATGCGCGCGAGCGCGGGGCACGACCCGGTGACCGGCTTCGACAAGGGCAGCAAGGCGGTCAAGGTCGGCTTCGCCTGGTTCGACGTGCAGACGAGCGGCATGGCCGCAGACGTTGATTCCCTCAAGCGCACGAAATATCGGATCCTCACCGGCTATCCGCTGCAGGTCAACGACGTGATCAACGGGATGAAGATCACAAGCGTCTCGGATGAGCTGGGCATCAAAATCGCCGAGGCCGAGTAATGGAACTCGACCGCCCCTTTGAAAAAGACTGGGACGACCTGAACGCCTACGTCGAGAACGTCTTCTTCACGAACGTGAACAAGGTGGTCAATGGGGCGGCGTACGACCTTGCGGATGACATCGAGAGGAAGCTCACGAAGCAGCTCGACACCTTCTTCTCGAACCTCTCGGACATGGTCGGCCGGTGGAAGAACGCCGCGCCGAAGTGGGTCCAGGACATCAACGGGCCGTGGACCGACTACAGCGACGACTACGCCGACTTCAAGCAGGTCAGGGAGCGCGGCGCGCGCGACTACTTCGTGCTGCGCGAGATGGCGCCGGTCGCGCGCAGCAGAACCCGCCTCGCGCGCCGGCTACGCCGTGAGCGCTTCACGCGCGGGAAGAAGAAGGGAAAGCTGCGCGGGCCGAGTCTGAAGCAAGAACTCAAGACGCTCGGCAACCCCTCGGCGTACTGGGGTAGGGTCGTCGTTACGATCGAGTCGATGACGAACACGGACACGGGCAGGCGGCGCTACAACAAGGGCACGCAGCGTCGAGGCAAGCGCCCTGGTGGGCAGATCCTGAGTCCGGCCGCTGACTATCTCACCCTGCACATCGAATGGCTCCCCTCTCTGGAGGGGCTTGACGTGCTCGACCGCGGTGTGACCGAAGAGCCGCGGGAAGGAATGCTGGGTCTGCCGGGCGAGATCGCCGTGAAGCTTGAGACGATCCAGTGGCGCAAAGACGGCAAGCAGGCATATCGTCCGCTGCTCGGCCCGTACATGCTCTGGTATCAGGACACAACGGTGCGACAGACAATCCAGAAAATCACGGCTCAACACGGAGCACAACTATGATCAGCACCAATGTGTATGGCGACCATCTCGCCAGCTTGATGAAGTTCTGCAAGGACTTCGCCACTCAACTCAATGTCGTCGACGAAGATCCGTTCGAGCCGGTGCTTCTCGATGCGTACGACGACTATGAGCAGCTGCCGAAGGGGTCGTTGATTGGAGTCGCGGGCTACGCGATCGACATCGACGAGCACATCGTGTCGGTGAAGGTGATGATCGGGATCGGCACGGAGAATGACACCAACACGTTCCGCTTGACTGCGGCGATGAACAAGCTCGTTCAGCGGCTCTTGCCGACGAAACGTCTTGATGTGGTGGATTGCGAGACGGGGGCGCTGCTGGGGGTGATGACTATCGAGAACGGCGTTCGAGTGATGCCGGCGAGTAATGCTGGAGGAAGGACCATGAAGTATGTCGCTTTCATGGCCCAATCCGGTGTCACTGTGGATCTTGGTTCTTAAGGCTCTCGATCAACCGCAGATCGCTCGCCGTTCCGGCGTCGATGCCTGCTTCAATCAGCAAGATCAGCTCGGCGTTCTTTGTGCGCCGGTTGATCTTCGCCCGATTCACTACTTGCTCGTGGACCTCGCGCGGCAAGCGGAGGGTGGATGCGATGAGATCTTCTAATTCCATTTGTTGGTTCTCCTATCAACCAATAAAAACCTTTGATTCTCAAAGGTAGCACAGCTACGATCCCGACTACCAGATTTTTCAACCGGAGAACCCACGATGGCTGGCGAAGCAAAGTCAAATAAGTTCATGCTGGGCACAGCCACCGTGATGGTGGGCGCCCAGTCTGACCTGTTCAACCTGAACCCCACCGACCACTCGATCGGTCTCGTGAAGAACTTCACGATCAGCGGCCAACCGTCGTACACCGAACTCACGCAAGGCGTGAAGAACTCGGTCGTGTACTCAGTCATGACGGGCAACCCCGTGACCGCGACGATGGAAGTCTACGAGCACACGGCGAAGAACTTGGCCTACGGCCTCGGTCTCGACGGCTCGGCGATGGCTCCGACCACGGTCGCCACCACGACCAACGCTGACGTGGCCGCGAACGTCGCCGGCACGAAGCTCATCCCGTGCGCGGCCGTCACCGGCTTCCTGGTCGGCGACTGGATTCAGGCTCTGCCGGTCGGCCCGACCGACAAGGTGCTGGTCGCGAAGATCAAGTCGATCGACGCAACCGCCAAGACGATCACGGTCCAAGACGACCACGGCTTCTCGTATGCCCTCGCCAGCGGCTCGCTGGTCAAGAAGGTGAACGTGGTTGGTATCGGTTCGAAGTCGGATCAGCCGTTCCTCTCGGCCAAGATCGTCGGCAACCTCGCGGACGGTACGCCGGTCGCGCTGTTGATCCCGAAGATCCGCGTCACGGGCGGCTTCACGCTGGCGTTCAAGTCGGACTCGTTCGGCAACCTGCCCTACAAGTTCCAGCCGTACGACCTGACCCAAGCGGATCCGTTCTACGACACCTTCCTGCCGTACGGTCAGGCGATGTTGGCATCGGCCAACTAAGGTTCTTAGCGGTACGAAAAAGATCCTTGATGCACCAAGCCTCCAGACTCATAATCTGGAGGCTTTTTCATTCCTGGATCCACCATGACCACCACCCAAAAATCCGCGCCGGCGCCCCGCCTCAAAGTCACCGTCAATGACGTGCAGCGCGAGCTGTTCATGTCGTTCGGCTTGCTCAACGAGCTTTGCCGCGGCGTCGGCAGCGTCCAGTCGGCGATTCAAATCCCGACCGATTCCGAGCTGCGCGACTACACGCTGCTGGCTACCCTGTCCGAGCGCAACGAGAACGGTGAAGTCGACACGCCGATCAACCTGCGTCTGATCGACATGTCGCTCGAAGATGCCGAGAACCTGCTGTCGTGGGCCTCCGATCACTGCGTCGATTTTTTTCTGCGGACGATGGAGAGAGTCGTCAAGACGCAGGAGAAGAACCTGGATCGGTTCGCAAGCCTGAAAGCAAAAAGCCCGGAAAGCTCACAGCCTTCGTCGACTGGTTCCGCGACCTGAGCTTCACAGACGGGGTGTGCTGGGCATTCGACGTGGTGCCCTCCGAGCTGCCCCGAATTCTCTGGAAGTACACCCGAGAGGACATTAAAATTCGCACACGCTTGAAGCTTGGCGAGGGTCAAGCTCATCATGTGCAGCAATTCCAGACGATCGCCACCCTTCTCTCCGGATTCTTAGGTGGGGAAACTTCAGAATCAAGTGGCTCAGATAGTGAGTCGTCCTCTGAAAAGCCTAAGAACTTCGAGGATGCGCAACGTCAACTAGCAGCAGTCTTCGGGAAATCGTAGGAATGGCAGATAACCAGCAGATCAAAGATGTCGAAGTAGGCATCGGCCCCGCCGAATCTTCCTTCAGGAAGTTCGAACAGTTCTCCGACATGCTGAAGGGCGTGCATCGCGCACTCCTCGAAGTGAAGGAGGTCGCCGCGGGCATTCAGGTCGGGGAGAAGAAGGACCAGCAGTCCTTCATCCAAGAGCTGAAGGGTCTGCAAAGTGAGATGCGGGTTCTGCTCAACTCCGTTCGCTCGGGGGCCCCGAACATCCAGGCGAACGCTGCCGTCCTCTCGGGCGCGGAACAGACGCGCAAGTTCGCCGACAAGAACATGGAGCTGCTGTCGAACCAGCAGCTCATCGCGTATTTGGAGCGCCGTGTCCTGCTCGAAAAGCAGCTGGGTGTCGCGAGCGAGGCGAACCGCCAGTACGCAGCCGGCCAGATCAGCATCAACAACGAGATCGAGGCGACGACCAAGCGCGTCGTGCTGCAGGCCGAGCGCTACAAGCAAGCGCTGATCGAAGGCGACCGCACCGCGGAAGACTCAGCCAAGCGCGAACTGCGCAATGGCCGCGACCGGATCGAACTGCTTCAGAAGGAACTTGAGCTGCGCGAGCGCGGCGCGAAGGTGCGCCTCGGCCGCGCGCTCGACCAGCAGAACAATCAGGACGCCACGCTCGCGCGCGCTCAGCTCGATGAGTTGAACGACGACAAGAGCAGCGTGGCTGCGGCCCGCCGCACGATCGGCTCCGCTCAACGCCAAGCCGAAGCGCTGGCCAAGGCAGAACTCGACCGCACCGGTAAGCAGATGCGCAGCGCGCAGGTTGAGGATAACCGCCGTGCCATCGCCGAAGGCCTGCAGCTTGAGCGCCAGATGCGTGAGGCTGAAGTCTGGAAGCGCATGGACGATGCGAAGAAGGAAGCCGCGCTCGAAAAGATGATGCGCGCGGCGCTCATCGAAGACACGGCGCGCACGAACGCGCAAGCCGCCCAGCTCGAAAGTCGCACCCGTCAGGCCGAACTCTGGAAGCGGATGGACGACTCGCAGAAGGAAGCCGCGCTCGAAAAGATGATGCGCGCGGCACAGGCCGAGGACGCGCGGCGCGACCGCAACGAATCAGCCAGGATCGATGCACAGATCCGTGCAGCTGAAGTCTGGAAGCGTCAGGATGACGCGAAGAAGGAGGCTGCGGCCGAGAGGATGCTGCGCGCGGCACAGGCCGAGGACAAGCGCCGCGAAGAAACCGAGGCGGATCAGCTCGAACGGCGCACCCGTCAGGCCGAACTCTGGAAGCGCATGGACGATGCGCAGAAGGAAGCCGCGCTCGAAAAGATGATGCGGCAGGCGAGCGCTGAGGACAAGCGCCGCACGCTGGCCGAAGCCGACAAGCTCGAAACGCAGACCCGTGCAGCCGAAGTCTGGAAGCGGATGGATGACGCGAAGAAAGAGATCGCGCTCGAAAAGATGATGCGCGCAGCAGCGGCCGAGGACGCGCGGCGGGACCGAAAGGAAGCTGCGCAGCTCGATGCGCAGATCCGCCAAGCCGAAGTGTGGAAGCTCCTCGACGACCGGAAGAAAGAGCAGGCGCTCGAAAAGGCGATGCGTCAGGCCTACGCCGAAGACCTCCGCCGTGATCAAGCCAAGCAGAGCCAGACGCCCGCCTCGCAAGAAGCTCGGGACGCGGCGACGCGCGAGCGCCGCTACAACCAGACCTTCGGAGACGGCGGCGCTGCCATCGCTCTGACGCAGACCGCCCTGTTGGCCAACTACACGGTCACGCAAGGCTTCATGCAGGCGTTCAGGTCCGCGATCCAGTTCACGGTCGAGTACGAAGAAGCGCTGGCCCACCTGAAGACGATCACGCAAGCGACGAACTCCCAGATGATGGAGCTGTCGGGCACGATCGAGGGCGTCTCGAACGCGTCGCGCTACAGCGCAGTGGATCTGGCCAAGGCCGCTGCGGCCCTGTCCGAGACCGGCGTCACGGTCAGCCAGATGGGCGTCGCGCTCAAGGGCGTCGCGGATCTCGCGACCGCCACGGGCGAGAGCTTCGACCAGACGGTTCAGACGGTCACCGGCGCGTTCGGCGCGTGGAACCTGTCGGCCACCGACACGCTGCAGATCACGAACCAGATCGCGCAGGCGGTCAACTCGTCCCGCCTGACGATGGACAAGCTGCGCATGTCGATCGAAACGGCCGGCGAGACCGCGAGCGAAGCAGGCGTCTCGTTCAAGGACATGCTGGCCGCGACCGTGGCAATCACCGACAGCGGCACCGCCTCGGGCGCGACGCTCGGCGGCGGTCTGCGCCAGCTCCTCATCGATCTGGAAAAGCCCAGCAAGTCGATGAAGGCGATCCTCGACCAGCTCGGTCTCACGCAGGAAGACATCAGCGTCAAGACGCACGGCTTGGCCGGCGCTCTGCAGAACCTGAAGGACGCGGGCTTCACGTCGGCCGACGCGATGCAGGCGTTCGAAGCACGTAGCGCCTCCGCGTTCACGTCGCTCTCGACCAACCTGCCACGCATGGCCGAGTTCCAGCTGTCGCTGAACAACACCGACGCGGCCGCGCGCGCCAACGCCGACCAGATGAACACGCTCGGCGCGCAGTTCGATCGCTTCAAGAACCAGACGAGCATCCTGGTGGGCGAAGCGTTCAAGCCGCTGCTCGACGGTTTCAAGAACCTGTTGATGGTGGTCTCGGACTTCGAGTCCGCGATGCGCGAAAGCACGCTGCTGGTTGAAGGTCTGGGCCTCGCCTTCGGTACGGGCGCGCTGGCGGTAGCACTGCGCTACATCGGCGGGCTGCTGGGGGGTCTGGCAGGCCTCGCGGTCGGTGGCTTCGAAGCAGCAGCTGGGGTCGCGGCGATCGGCGCGGCGATCGGCCCGGTCGTTGCCCTCGTCGCGGGTCTCGGCGCGGGCCTCTACTTCCTCATGCAGAAGGCGAACGAATCGACGGACACGTTCGAGACGCAGCGCACCGCCGTCAACGGTGCGAAGGACGCGATGAAGGAATCGAAGCAGGCCTACGATAGTGTCGGCCAGCAGATCGAAACGCTGCGCAACAAGACGCAAGCGCTGAACAACGATCACGGCCTGCTGAAGCAAGCGACCGACGACGCTGGCCAGCAGTTCGAGAAGTACGGCGTCCAGCTCGACAAGAACGGGATCGAGAAGACCGAAGACCTGATCCAGAAGCTCGAAGATCTGCGCGGCCAGCTCGCCAAGCGCTACGAGATGAACACCGATGTGCTCGGCGCGCAGCTCGGCTACATGGTCCAGAAGGCGCAGGAGGCCGCAGGCGAGCGCGCGCGCGAGCTGCAGGGCCGCATCGCTGGCCCGAACGGTCTGATCCGGAAGGCACTCGATAACGACCTCCCGACTGTCGATGGCGGTGAGGGCTTCCTCTCGCGCACTGAGCGCGACCAGTCCAGCTTCGGTCTGCTCACCGGCCGCAAGCAGTCGCAGGGTGGCATCCCGCTCAGCACCGGCCTGAACGCTCAAACCATCCCCGGCGTCGTCCAGTACCTGAAGGATCTGGGCGTGAACGTCACGGAGAAGGTTGTGGCGGGCTTCGTCGACGCGGCTGGTGTCAACGGACAGCCTCACGACCTCGTGGCCCAAGGCGCGGCAGCTACGGCCCTCAACGAAGCACTGGGGAACGTGACGCGCGCGCGGCGCGCGCCGGGGATGAGCGAAGACGACAAGCTCATCACGAAGGCGCAGGAGCAAGCGCTCTCGAACCTGCTCGCGGAAATGACGAAGGTCACGCAGGGCGTCCAGACCGCAGAGAGCTACCAGCGGGATCTGAAGCGCGAGCAGGAATCGTCGGCGAACCAGAAGTTCGCGAACAGCGACCCGCGCGCGAAGGCGATCAGCGACGCCGTCACGGCGGCACGTCAAGACACGCTGAACACGCTCGGCCTTGCCACCGGCCCGGTCGAGCGCGTCTGGTCGGCGCTCAAGATGCAGGAGAGCGGCAACCGCCAGCTGGACGCGAACGGTAACCCGATCCGCTCGATGCCGGGGAACCCTGACAGCCCGGTCGGCATCGCACAGATCAAGCCGAGCACGGCGCGCGATGTCGCGCAGCGCAACGGTATCCCGTTCGACCAGCACGCGCTCGAATACGATTCGGCCTACAACGAGCGTCTGGGCAAGCTTTACCTGAAGCAGAACATCGACGCCTACGGCGGCGACGTGAACATGGGCCTCGCCTCATACAACTGGGGACCGGGAGCCTTTGCGAACTTCGTCTCGCAGAAGACGAAGGACGGCCGCTCGTACGACTATCGAGACCCGACTGGTGTCACCAAAGACGAGTTCATCCAGCTCCTGACGCAAGCGCACCCCGAGACCGGTAAGTATGTCTCGCAAGTGGGGCGCGGCCTTGGCGCGCTCGGCCGGCTCAACACGCTCGAAGGCAACTCGGCTCTCACGCAGCAGAGCGCGTCGAACGCCACCCTGCTCCGTCAGCTCGAAGGCGAGCTGGCCGAGACGACCGAAGGGCCGAAGAAGGAATTCCTGAAGGGGCAAATCGACGATCTGCAGAAGTCGCAGAACGAGGTTCGCTCGAAGCTGGAATCCGCTCGTGCAGAAGCTGCCTCGGATCTGAAGAAGACCGACGAGGCCTCGGCAAAGGCTCTCAAGGCGCGGCTCGGCGAAGTCAACCGGCAGATCGAAGGCACGCTGGACCCGAAGAAGGCAGGCGCACTCGGCGACGACGCGGTTGGCCTCATCCGCGAAACGTATCAAGGTCACATCGACACGATCGAGCGATCGAGCGCGAAGATGGGCAAGACCGGGGAATTCTCGGACGCGGTGAAGCAGCAGCTCGAATCGCTTCACGAGGAGATGGACGCCGCGATCCGGACACAGATCGACAAGAACAAGCAGAAGGTCGACCAGCTCAAGGAGCGGATCGAGCAACTGAAGTTCAAGTCGGATCTGCGTGCGAGCGACCGCGCGTTCAGCTCCTTCATGCAGAGCATGAAGGACTTCGAGGATGCTCGTGCCAACCGCATGGGCATCGAGCTGAAGGAGAACGCCCGCCCGGTGTCGATGGACAACGCGCGCGCGGCGCTCATGGGCGACCCGCGCTACGCCGCGCGCTTCAGCGGTGTCCAACGCCAGAGCCTCAGCATGAGGACGGCGGTGGATCAGGACAACACTGACGCGAAGGACATGGTCACCTACGCGGCGAACCTGCGTCAGCTCCAAGAAGAGAAGGCCCGGTATGCCGCCGCGCTCGCCCAGACAGCGGCGCTCGGCGTCGAGGGGGATGGCACGAAGGGGTCCGCAACCGGCCTGTACGCGAAGCGCGACGAGCTGGAGCTGGACCCCGAGAAGCAGAACGAACTCAAGCGCGTCGAGCAGACGATCGCCGACCTCGCGAAGAAGCGCGAAGCGTCGCAGGCCGCGCTCAACGACCTGAAGCTCAAGGAGAACACGCTCACCGAGAAGCAATCCGCGCTGCAAGCGAAGCTGGCCGCGAAGGACGGGACGAAGGCCTATACGCTGATGGAAGGCATCAACGAGGCGAACCAGAACTTCCTGCTGACGCACGATGAGATGGCCCTGGCGATCGACGGCTACAACAGCCTGCTCGGCACGGCCACGACTGGCTTCGCCACGTTCTTCGACAACATCGTCACCGGCTCGATGTCAGCGGGTGAGGCGATCAAGTCCTTCGCCAGCTCGTTCATCAAGGCGATGCTCCAGATCCTCGAACAGCAGGCCGCGCTGGCTATCGTGAAGACGATCATCGGGGCCTTCGGCGGGGCGATGGCTGGAGGCGCCTCGGGCACGACGACCGGGAACAACACCTTCAACTTCGACTCCGGGATCGCCCCTGCCGTGGGCACCGAAGGCGTCGGCAACAACACCTTCTCGTTCTCGATTCCCGACGTGTCGAAGATCCAAGGCGGTAAGGTTGGTGGCGCTATGGTGCGCTTCGCACGCGGTGGCACCGTGCAGGGTTCGATGGTCACGCGGGACTCGGTCCACGCACTGCTGCAACCGGGCGAAGTGGTCATGAACACGGGCGCGGTCGGCGCGGTCGGCGAAGACTTCCTCAACGGGCTGAACGCACAAGGCAACCGCGTGATCTCGAAGAGCACGCCGGCCCCGCAGGCGAAGCGTGAAAAGCAACCTGACCACGTGAACGTGTGGGTCGTCGCGCCTGACCAGAAGCCGCAGCTCGGCCCGCGCGACATCCTGGCCACAATCTCGGACGACGTGATGCGCGGCGGCACGACGAAACAACTCATCAAGCAAGTTGCAATGGGGCAAATGTAATGGCCGTCTCACCGACATTCGATTTCTCAAACCACATGGTCGAGGAGAAGTACCCGGATCCGGGTACGACTCTCCAGCTCGGCAACTCGTACCGGTTCGCGACGCCGCCGACCGCGCCGGACCAGCGCATCTTCGTGCTGTCGTTCGAGTCGATGTGGCGTGGCATCACGTCAACCGGCGCGCTCGACGCGACCACGAACTACATCAACAACGCGGGCGCCCTGCTGCTCTTCTACGAGAACTACAAGCTTCATAAGACCTTCCAGTACAAGCACCCCTGGCTCGGGGTGATCTTGAACGTGCGCTTCAGCAAGCCACTCGAACTGCCGAAGGGCATCAAGGGCGGCGACGGATGGACCGAGGGCTTCAGCGTTGAATTCGTGGAGATGCCATGACGATCGATACGATTCCGCAGTCCCACAAGGACGACGCGTACCTACTCGACGCCGATGCCAAGGTCGATCTGTTCCGGATCGTCCTCAATCAACAGGGCGGGAACGTCGTCATCTGCCTCACGGCGAAGAAAGCTGTGGCGTGGCAGGGGATGATGTTCGAGTCGATCCCGGTGAGCTTGGCGCAGGAAGGCACGAATGCAACCGGCGAGTGGAAGCGGCCGAAGTTCACGCTGGCCAACCCCGATGGTGTCTGGTCGGCGTTCATTGCGCAGGGCAAGCTCGACGGCGCGCAGATCACGCGCTACCGCGTGCTGCTCTCGCACCTGAATGCGAACGCGGGCATCTATCAGATGAACACGTGGCGCATCTCGAAGCCGCTCCAATTGAACAAGACGCTCGCCGTGTTCGAGCTGCGCTCCCCGCTCGACGGTCAACAGTTCCTGCTGCCCGGTCGTGCGTTCTATCCGCCAGAGTTTCCTCATGTCTCTCTATGAAAAGTACACGGTAGGCTACGAAGGCGTGCCGTACAAGGTTGGCCGCGACGACTGTTATGGTCTCGCGCGCCGTTGGCTGAAGGACAAGTACGGCGTGACGCTGACCAACTACGCGCGCCCGTTCGGCTTCGAAGAGGAAGGCCTCAACCTGCTCACGGACTTCTTCCAGAAGGAAGGGTTCGTCATCGTCAGCGTGCCGTTCAACCGGCTCGAAATCGGCGATGGTTTGATCATGCGTCTCGCGAACCGCAGCGGGAACCCGAACCACGTCGGCGTCTACGTCGGCAATGGTTACATGCTGCACCACCTGTACAACCAGAAGTCAGTGGCCGACCCTCTCACCACGCGATGGACTAGCCGCGTGGTGGACATCTACCGCCACCCTGATGTCACAGCTAAAAATCAGGAGTTGAATGCGAAAGTCGACATCTTGAACTTCCTGCCACCGCACTTGAAAGCGAAATATGAACGAGCTTCTGCCGCTATGGAATCCGCAAGTTGAGCGCTGCGGTTTCATCCTCACCGATGGGTCGATCATCGAGTGTCCTAACGTTGATCTTAACCCTGAGAAATCCTTTGAAATCAGTGTGGATTGCATCGGACAATACGAGGGCCGCGTGTCAGCCACCTGGCACACGCACCCGAGGACCGGGCCGAACCTATCGGCCGAGGACTATCGGGCCTTCGTGAACTACCCCGACTGGTTTCATTACATCGTCGCCGAGAACGAGGTGTGGTGTTACTTCGTGCGGAACAAAGCGGTGATCCTGCTCGATGAAGACGATCTATCTACATGGCTCCCTGAAGGAGCTGCATCCGGAGCCGATTAAGGTCCACGCTCAGACGGTGGCCGAAGCGCTCACCATCCTGAAGCAGTACCCCGGCTTCGATGTCGAGAACCCTATCCCGGTGCGCGTGAAAGGCGTCGAGTGTCGCGACGGGGTCTACGCGCAGACCGAAGAGACCGAGCTGCACGTGTACCCCGCGCTCGCTGGCTCGGGTGGCAACGGCGGCGTTCTGCAGATCATCATCGGCGCGGTGATGGTCGTGGTCGGCGCCATCATGATGATCTTCCCGGCGACGGCCCCCTACGGCTTTGCCATTGCGATGTCGGGCGCGATGATGATCTTGGGCGGCATCCTCCAGCTGCTCGCGCCATCCCCGAAGTCGAGCAGCAACTCCAGCCAGTCGCTGTACGTCCCCTCGAATCAGAACACGGTGAAGATCGGCACGCGCATCCCGCTGATCTACGGCCGCGTGCGGCACTTCGGCCACTACCTCTCGTTCAACGTCGACGCGAAGCGTCTCGACGACAGCACGATGAACCTTGCTGGCTATTGCTCCGGTCGCACCGACGCCAATGGCAACCGCTATTCGTACGGTCAAGATGGCCACTGCCTGCTTGCCTAACCAGAAGACAATATGACCGACGCAGTAATTCCCTTCCGTGGGGCGGGCGGTGGCCAGAAGCAGCCGACCCGCACCGACGACAACCTCTTCTCTCGCGACGTAGTCGAGATCGTCTTTGCCCTCGGCGAAGGCCCGATCCGCGGCCCGGTCGACGGTATGAAGTCGATCTACGTGGGCGGCACGCCCGCGATGTCGCAGGACGGCTCCACGAATTTCGACAGCTTCAACGTCGGTATCATGCGCGGCCACGCGGGCGATCCGCCGGTCAACTATCGGCTCGGTGGCGAAACCTCGAACACGTCGGTCGGCGTTCGACTCTTCCAGAACACGTGGGTCTCGCGCACGACCGATGACTCGCTGCGCAACAAGGTTGACCAGCTCCAGGCGCGGATTCTCTTCAACACGCTGTACAAGTCCAACGACGATGGCACGTTCAACAACACCGCGTCGTTCGAACTCCAGTATCGCCAGTCGACCAACCCGAACTGGTCAGCGGTCAACGGTGGCACGATCAACGTCACAGGCAAGACCACGGCTGGCTATGTGGTCGACTATGTGTGGGACGTGCCGCGCGTGAATGACACGTGGGTCATCCGCGTGAAAAAGAACAACCCGGATTCGAGCAACACCGACTTCTGTGACTTTAGCTGGGAGAGCTTTCAGGAAGTCACGAAGGGCAACCGCACGTACGACCGCGTGGCCCTCATGCACATCGTCGCGCTCGCGACGAGCCAGTTCTCGTCGGTGCCCGACATCGGCATCGATCTGGACGGTCTCGAGATTTTGGTCCCGACGAACTACAACCCCGACGCGCACGCAACCGCTGGCACGTGGGATGGCTCCTTCAAGCAGGCGTGGACGAACAATCCGGCGTGGATCCTGTACGACCTCATCATGAACACGAGCTACGGGCTGCGGAAATATTACCCGTGGCTCACGTGCAACCGCTTCGACTTCTACGACGCGGCAGCATGGTGCGACGCGCCTGTCCCGAACGGTGTGGGTGGCTCGCAGCCGCGCTACACGTTCAGCATGGTCGTCAAGGACCAGCAGTCGGGCCTCGACATGCTCCAATACGTGGCGGGTTCCTTCGGCGCGTGCATCTTCGATGACGCGACGGGAACGGTGCATCTGCGCGTGGACAAGTGGGAAGAGCCGTCTATGCTCTTCACCCCAGAGAACGTGACCCCGGAAGGCTTCGCCTACACGTTCTCGGACATGAGCACTCGATACAACGACATCGAGGTCAAGTTCGTGAACCCGGACCTGGACTGGCAGCAGGACATCCGGCCCGCGCGCAATCAGGATCACATCAATCTCAACGGCAGCATCCCACTCTCCTTTGACGCCATCGGCTGCACGAACGAGCACGAAGCACTGCGCCGCGCCTACTATCGCCTCGTCACGGCCACGACGGAAGTCGCGACGGTGCAGTTCACGACCACGCGCCTCGGCGTGCTGCTCGACCCCTTCAAGCCGATCTACGTCGCCGACCCGGTGACGGGCTGGGCCGAGAGCGGCCGGATCAAGTCGATCATCAACGGCAAGATCAACCTGCGCGACCCGATCTACTTCACGAGCAACCAGAACTACACGCTGAAGCTGCAGACCACCACGGGCATCTCGACGTTCACTGTGAACCCCGGCATGATCGGCTCGGTGTATGCGCTCAACATCGTGTCTGGCATCGTGCCGGCGAACGTGCCTGATCGCTCGGTGTTCTCGCTGGAGGACACAGGTGGCTTCGGTCTGTCGAAGCCGTTCCGTGTGATCTCGGTGGAGCCGGCCGACAACAGCCCGAACGCATACTCGGTCACCGCTGTTGAGATGAACATCAACAAGCAGTGGGCCGCAGACAACTGCATCCCGATCGGCTCGGTCCCGTACTCGTTCAAGAACCCGCTGATTCCGCCGCCGCCGAGCAACCTCGTCTGCGAGTCGGGCACGGACATGCTGCTGCTCGGGCAAGACGGCTCGATCATGGCGCGGATCTTCGCCCACTGGGATCCGCCCGGTAGCGCGCTGGTCGACCGCTACATCATCCGCTGGAAGGAAAGCCTCCAGAACACGTGGTTCGAGACGAACTCCACGGGCGAGAGCGTCATCCTCGCACCGTGCAAGACCGGCACGACCTACGACATCGTGATCGAGGCGGTGAGCGCGTTCGGCTATCGCAGCTCGCAGCTGCAGCTCTGGAACTATAAGTGCGTCGGCAAGGACCAGCCGCCGAGCAACGTGAAGAACTTCCGCTTCACGCGCCGCGCGCTCGACATCCTGCTGACGTGGGATGCGATCCCTGACTTGGACCGCTTCGGCTACGAGCTGCGCCTTGGCTCCACGTGGGACACCGCGAAGGTGCTCGTGACCGACTACGCGGCCACGCAGTTCGCCTGGACGACGGACACGGGCGGCAGCTACAACTTCCTGATCCGCGCGAAGGACACGTCGGGCAACCTGTCGCTGCAAGCGACGATCTGCTCGGCGCTGCTCACCGGCCCGTCGCCGGTTGGCGGCGTCATCGCGATCCAGTCGGGCAACCGCGTGGACTTGCGCTGGGATCCGAACCCCGAGGACAACATCCTCGACTACGAGATCCGCGAAGGCTCGACGTGGGCCACCGGCATCTTCTTGGCGAAGGTCAAGTCGACGAGCTACAGCGTGACCGCTGGTTCGTCTGGCACGCGCCTCTTCTGGCTCAAGGCCATCGCCTCACCGGGGATCTACTCCGACAAGGCGACGTTCGTCACGACCGACATCGCGAAGTCCGACAACACGAACATCATCTACACCACAGACGAAGTGGTGAACCAGTTCGCCGGCACGAAGTACAACATGGTCACCTACGGCCCCGCGCAGCTGCGGATGGACGACGGCAAGGCCAAGTCGGAATACATGTTCTCGGTCGCGCTCGCGGACGTGTTCAAGGCACAGAACTCGCTGTTCATCGGCCTGGACGCGATCGTCGACGACAAGACGACCTGGGCGCAATCGACCTATCCTTGGAAAGACCCGCAAGCGAACAAGGGCTGGACGACCCCTGGCGACGTGGCGTCGATCAAGTACTCGATCCAGATCTCGATGTCGACGGGCAACCCGACCGGCGTGCTGTACCAGTGGCGCATGGACAACACGCTGACTTACGCGGGCGTTGGCGAAGATGGCTCGGTCACCGAAAGCCAGACGGTCACGTACAAACCGAGCAAGTACGGCGCCGGACTCTACTGTCAAGTCGCCCCGCTGCAACCGCTGCCGACGAAGGTCACGTTCAGCACCAACGTGCCGAACATCTTCAGCACCACGTTCTGGATCCTGCCGGATGACCTGACCGACAAGGTGTTCATGACGGTGGTCGGCCGTGACGGGAAGTTCATCAAGCTCGGCTACACCGCCGCCACCCTGTCGCTGTATGCGATCGACAACGATGGCACGAAAGTCTCGATGCCGATCGGTCTCGCAGTGGGCGAGCGCTTCCTCGTCGGTCTGTCGCAAGACACGAACGATCGCCGGATCTACTTCGCGAAGGAAAGCGGCGCGTGGTATCGCGCGTCGATCGCCAAGGGTGGAATCGGCGCTGGCGTCCAAGTCAAACTCTACTGATCATGCCGCATACCATCTCCGACATCACCTTCAAGTCGACCGTGCTCGACGACGACAGCTTCGTGAAGAAGGTCAACTACGACGCCCCGGAGGGGTTCTCCCCCTTCCAGAACTTCTTCGCGGGCGACTACACGTACAAGAACGCGATCTTCCGGCTCGGGATGGAGTCGGAAGCAGGCGACCGCGGCATCATCAACAAGCTGCAGCTGGTGGTCGACGTGCCCGACATCTTCGACCGTGGCCTCACGATCGTGAACACGGCCGGCATCATCCGCGTGTTCTTCAACCGCCCTTTTCACATCCCGCCCACGATGGTCGTGGCGGTGGAAAGCGCGAGCGACGCCTGCGTGGCGCGCGTGGTTTCCGGAGCGCTCGGGGTCACAAAGACCTACTTCGACTGCTATCTCGAACGCACGAGCGACAAAGCGAAGATCACCGGAGCGTTGACGTGGGCCGCGCACGCCTACTAAAACTCCTGGGCTGCGCTGGCCCGCGCCCGTAAAATCCGGATAGCTTAAGGACACCACACCATGCAGAATTACACCCAGATTCCGGACAGCCAGCGGATCTCCGATTCGCTGCTGCCGCTCCTGAATAACGACCAGACCGGGATCTCGCGCAACGCCGGGGACAACTACCCGACCATCGGTCTCGTCGTGGGGATGCCCTACTACAGCACGAGCCAGAACAAGCTGTTCCGCCTGTCGAGCCTGTCACCGCTCACGTGGGTGGTCGAGATCGACTACAACCGGCCGTACGCGTATCAGGATAGCGTCGATGCTGCAAACGCAAACGCCAACGGGCGCGTGTCGCGGGCCGGCGACATCATGTCGGGCTTCCTCACGCTGAGCGGCGACCCGACCGCCGCGCTGCACGCCGCGTCGAAACGGTACGTCGATGCGCAGACCACCGTCGCGATCAACAGCGCGAACTCGCGCGTCTCGCGCGGCGGCGACAGCATGTCTGGTTTCCTGACGCTGTACACCGACCCGCAGCAGCCCTACCACGCCGCGACGAAGAACTACGTCGACGTGTACATCAACAGCTTGGCGGGCAGCAAGCTCGCGAAGAACGGCGACACGCTCGGCGAAGTGTTCAACAACGGCTGGTATCGCTCAAACGGCGCGGTGGGCTGGTACAACCAGACGTATGGTGGCGGCATCTTCCAGAACCAGGGGGGCTACGTCAGCACCTTTGGCGGCACAGGCTTCCTGACTCCGTGGCACACGCTCGAAGTGAACACGGGCGGCATCTGGACGGCGCGCTACGGCTGGCTCGAAAACCGGTTCGCGGACAAGAGCGCCGAGGGCAGCTTCAACTCGTGCGGCACGCTGAACAACTCGACGAACCCGACCGTGGTCCCCGGCTCGTTCTATCTCCAGGCGAGCGGCCGTCAGGTGCAGCTCGTGCGTACCTTCGGCAACTGCAACTGCAACTGCGCCTGCACGTGCTTCCCCGCAGGCACGCGGATCCTGATGGGCGACAAGAAGACGTGGCGCGCGGTCGAGACGCTGCAGGTCGGCGAGATCGTCATGACCCCGACCGGCCCCGAGCCGATCCTTGAGATCGAGACGCCGTACCTTGGCTCGCGCAAGATGTGCATGTTCGCCGACGGCTCGCTGAAGTGGACCGATGACCACGCGTTCTGGACGCGCCGCGACGGCGTGCAGGGATTCTCGGTGGTCGACAAGGACTCGTTCATGAACGGCGTCGAGGCGGGTCTCGTGAAGGGCCTGAAGAACCACGACGACCTGCTGGTGATGAACGACCGCCTGGACGAGTTCGCGCACCTTGAGGGCTGGAAGAAGAAGCGCGTGTTCCGCTACACGCAGCCGGCCGAAACGAAGGTCTATCTGCCGATCGTCGGTGGCTCGCACATGATCATCGCTGAAGGCTTCGTCGTCAGCGCGGGCATGGACGAAGAGACGTTCGACTACAAATCGCTGGACTGGAAGGGCATGGACATCGCTCACCAGCCAATCAACCGTGAGGCGTTCTTCGATGCTCGTTCATAAAAGCCTGATCCCCACGGATCTCACCGAAGAGGAAGCGCAGCAGACCGTTGACATCGTCAACGTTCTGCCGGTCGGCAACGGCTTCACGATGCAGTGCGCGTCGCTGAGCCTCTACTGGCAGTTCAATCTCGACCTCGTCAAGTACGGCAACGACGTGATGTACCTGTGTCGTACCCGTACCAACCAGTGGGTCGTGATGTGGGCCACGGATCTGCACGAGTCGAAGGACAGCTTTTCCTCGGCTATGCTGCGCAAGAACGTGGATGAGTTCAAACCAGTGGTGATGATCGGCATCAACGCGGACAAGACCGACTACACCGCCCTCTTCTTCTGCAACTCGCGCGAACCTAACAACCCGAATCCCCAGGTTGATGACGCCGCCGAGAGTGGTGACATGACGATGAAGCGGTTGATGCCATCGATCGAGCCGTTGTTGCAACGTCATTGGGCCAAGCACAAGCTGCTCAAGGACACGAAAACGAACGACTCATTGGCCGCTCTGGAGGCCCAAGTGGACCTGCTCACGAGCTGGCTGCTGATGCTCCTGCCCCTGCAGGCCGACAAGCTCCAAAGACTCCTTGACGTTGGCGTGCTGACGTTGAAAGATAGTGACGTAGCCCTGGATGACGTGGTCGCATTTAAAAGCGCACTCCGTGAAAGGCAGGCGCTTTACCTCGCGACTATCGGCAAATGACAACCTTCGTTCTCAAGACGCTCGACGCTAACAACGTCGAGCGTCGGTTTTTCTACAACAACATGCGCAGCACGCTGGTCGAGGCACAGACCGGCCGCTCGGTGATTCCGACTCGAGCCGCAGACACCCCGCAAAGCCCCGCCCAGCAAGACTTCCGCAAATCGAAAACGATCCGGACGCTGAAGATCCAGCTCGGTCTCTCGTGTAATTACAGCTGCGATTACTGCTCGCAGCGCTTCGTGCCGCACGACGAGCCGACTGGCCCCTACTCCGTCGACCACTTCATCTCGCGCTTGAGCTGGAACGCCTCGCTCGCCGACGATGCCACGATCGAGTTCTGGGGTGGCGAGCCGCTGGTCTACTGGAAGACGCTGGTCCCGCTGGTCGAGCAGCTGCGCATCCGCTACCCCGCGCTCACGTTCCGCATGATCACGAACGGCTCGCTGCTGGACCCGATGAAGGCGAGCTGGCTGATCACGAACGGCTTCCACATCGGCATCAGCCACGACGGTCCTGGCCAGCACGTGCGCGGCCCCGATCCGCTCGATGATCCGGAGAAGCGCGAGGCGATCCTCATGCTGTACCGGCGCCTGCGTCCGCTCGGCCGTATCAGTTTCAACGCGATGCTGCACTCGCAAAATACGTCGCGCGCGGCGATCCAGCAGTTCTTCGTGAAGCTCACGGGCGACGAGGAAGTGCCGGTCGGTGAAGGCATGTTCGTCGATGCCTACGATGAAGGTGGCCGGGGCATGTCTTTCCTTGACGCCGCGGATCACGTCGAATATCGTCGCAAGGCGTTCACCGAGCTGAAGTCTGGGCTGGCCCTCAACTTCGGATCGGTGACCGAAAAGATTCACGACTTTGCAGAGTCAGTCGCCACGGGTCGGCCGGCGTCTACCGTAGGGCAGAAGTGCGGTTCCGATCGCGCGGACACCCTCACGGTGACACTGACAGGCGACGTTCTCACTTGCCAAAACGTCTCGGCTGTTTCCGTTGCCCCGAACGGGAAGAGCCACCGCGCTGGCAATTGGGACGAAATGGATCAGGTGCGGGTCGCCTCCTCGCGCCACTGGTCGACTCGTGAGCACTGTTCGAGCTGCCCGGTCGTGCAATTGTGCAAGGGCAGCTGCATGTTCCTCGAAGGCGATCTCTGGAATGTCACGTGCGATACGGCCTACAGCGATAACGTCGTGTTCCTCGCGACCGCCCTTCTGGAGCTGACCGGCTGCACCCTGCAACGCATCGAGCCGATGACTGGCTCGTTGCCTGAGCACCGCCAGGACGTTTTCACGCCACTGGCGAAAAAGAGCGGGACCACCACCCCGCGCAAAATCATACGGATCAACACGGAAAAGTAATCATGGATCAGCAACCGCAACAGCAAGACCCGACGCCCCTCATCCGCGCTCTGCAAGGCCAGCGCAACGAAGCGCTCGACCACATGGCCGACGCACGTGCCGCACTCGAATTCACGCAAGCACAGCTGCGCGGCGCGACCGAAGCGCTCGCCGTGCAAGAGTCGCTGGTCGACGACCTGCGTATGCAGCTCGACACGACGAAGGCAGCGATGGCCGTTCTGCAAGAACAGCTCGAAGCCGCGCGCGCACCGCAGGCTGAACTCACACTGGTGGAGTAAGCCATGCCGCTCGGCCTGATCATGTGGCTGTTCTGGGGCGTCCTCCTCTCGCCGACGCGCCCCGGCGACAAACTACCGAAAGCCTGACCTGAACACTGGCACTTAAACAGCGCTACAAGGGGTGCTCTGTTCCCCGACATTACTGCCGCTTGTAGCGTGCGCGAATGGTTCAGCGTGGTTCACAAGGACACCTACGGGTGTCCTTTTTCATTTGCCGTCCGAAACTCTTTGTATCGAGTAAACCCCGTCGATAAAATTTGGGCCACTCACCACCACAACGAGTGCCCACGATGTCAATCACATCCGACCAACTTCGGCAGATCTGGAGAAACGCTTCGGCCACGCGCTGCGAGAAGTTTGCTCCCCTCCTGTCCGATGCGATGGCGCGCTTCGGTATCGATACGAACGAAGAGATCGTCTACTTCCTCGCGCAAGTCTCACACGAGTCTGGCGAAGCCCAATGGCTGGAAGAGCTGGCATCAGGCAAGGCGTACGAGGGCCGCAAGGATCTCGGCAATACGCAGCCCGGTGACGGTGTTCGTTACAAGGGCCGAGGCCTCATCCAATGTACGGGCCGGACGAACTATCAGCTGATGGGGATGATGCTCGACCTCGATCTGATCTCGAACCCCGAGCAGCTGTGTGAGCCGAAGAACGCTGTCGATAGCGCTGCCGCCTTCTGGTGGAACCACAAGCTCGACAACATCGCGCTCAAGAAAGACTTCGTCGCTGTGACGAAGGTCATCAACGGTGGCACCAACGGTCTGGCCGACCGGCAGTTGTATCTGTCGCGCGCTCGGGCAGCGATCCCGGAGGCGGCATAAATGACCCGGAAAGACTTCTTCGTTCGTGCGGCATTCACATCGTGGGCGTTGGTCGTTGCGGGGATCGCGGTAGGCAATACGTGCGCCGTTGGCGGCTGGGGCTTCACCGCCCTGATGGTGGTTGTGAGTGCTCTGCTCGTGGCTGACTTAGTCGTCAACGACTTCATGCCAGAGCGATTCACTTTCACGTGGGCTTTGGATGCACGCAAGTGGACTTACACGCTTGCTTCCTTTTCCTACGCAAGTCATCTGTTCGTAGCTGAACAGTCATCCCGAAGCGTGCGTTTCGACATGCTCTTCATTTTTAGCTCAATGGCGATATTCGCCCTGACCTTGAGTTTTCGAAATCTTTTACACATGCGGGGCCGAGAGTGCAACAGACCTTAAAGCAGTGGACCGTCTTCCTGGCCCTTATGTGGTCAGCCACCGCTTATGCGGCCACTCATGCTGAGATCGCGTTCGGCGCGGACTTGGCAAGCATCCCGGTGATCGCGTACCTGATCACCTTGATCCTCAGTGGCATCGGTGGATCGGCGTCTACGCTTCAGCGCCTCTCGGTCGCACCTGATCTCTCTCGATGGAAGCTCGAAGTCGCGAAGGATCTCGTGTGCGGCATGGCGTCAGGTCTCGTCACTTTCTTCTTCTGCGAAGCACTCGGGTGGTCCTCGGTCAGCGAGGCCGGCGCAATCACGATCGCTGGCTACGGCAGCTCGAAGGTGCTTGATCTTTTCCTCTCCCGCTTCACGCAGCAAGTCAGCGACGCCAAGTCTTAAAGGATTCTAAATGGCCAATACCGGTCTTCCGACAAACCCGGATGGGCAGTCCGTAACCACGGTCATCGCCCCGGTTCTGTCGACCTCCCCTCACGCAGCGATCAAGATCCTGTATGGCTCGGGTGTACCCGCGACCAGCGTCGGCGCCGATGGCGATTTTTATCGCAACGTCGATAACGATGACCTCTACGGCCCGAAGATCAGCGGGGCATGGCCCGACGCATTCTCGATCCGTGGCTACAAGGGCGACCAAGGCCCTCCGGGTCCGGCTGGCTCGCTGAATACCGACGACCAGGACGCGCTCGATACCGCCGCAGCAGCTGCGCAAGCAAGCGCGCAAGCCGCCGCCGCGAGCGCGACTGCCGCGGCCACCAGCGCTGCTGCCGTCGCGGCAAACAAAGCCGCCGCCGCAGCCAGCGCGCAAGCCGCAGCGAACTCGGAAACGAACTCGAACACGTCGAAGGGTGCCGCCGCAGCCAGCGCGACCGCGAGCGCCGCGAGCGCGACTCAGGCCGCAGCCAGCAACACGGCTGCGGGCACCGCGCGTGATGCCGCGTCGGCCAGCGCGACGGCCGCGAACGCTTCGAAGGTAGCAGCAGGCGTCTCGGAAACGAACTCGGCCGCGAGCGCGACCGCCGCGAACACGTCGAAGCTCGCAGCAGGAGTCTCGGAACAGAACGCCGCGAACGCGGCCACAGCCGCCGCTGGTTATCGCGATCAAGCGCAGACCGCAGCTCAGCAAGCGCTCTCGGGCGCCGCACCGAACGCGTCCCCGACGTTCACTGGTATCCCGCGCGCACCGACGCCGGCACCGGGTACGAACTCCACGCAGCTCGCCACGACTGCCTTCGTCGTTGCAGCCGTCGCCGCAGGCGGCGGTGGTGGTGGCGCAGTGTCGTCCGTCGCCGGCCGCACGGGCGCAGTTGTGCTCACGATCGCCGACATCACGGGCGCCGCACCGCTGGCCTCCCCCGCTCTCACCGGCACGCCGACTGTTCCCACTGCGGCCACCGCGACGAACACCACGCAGGCAGCGAGCACGGCCTTCGTGAAGGCGCAGGGCTACGCAACCCTGGCATCGCCTGCGTTCACCGGCACGCCGACTGTCCCGACCGCGACGGCCGGCACGAACACGGCGCAGGCAGCGAGCACCGCATTCGTCATGGCCGCGATGGCAGCGGGCGGCGGCAGCGGCGGCAGCACCGACGCAGGTATGCGCTATGTCGAGTCGTTCACCGCTGGTGGCACCGACAACACCGTGCAGCTGCAGGCCGCGTACGCATGGCTCCAGGCCGCGCCGTACCGCACGCTCGCGTTCCAGCACAACAAGGTGTACACGGTCAGCGCGCAGTGCAATCTGCAAGCAGCTCACTGGTTCCGCATTGAAGGCAACGGCGCGACCATCAAGGGCGCGGCGGGCATGTCGACCGACTACGGTTGGCTGCTGCTGAACATGACCTCGTGTACCGATGGCCTCGTGGTCGATCTGTTCTTGGACGGCAACCGCTCGGCACGCCCGGTCGCAGTCGGCAAGGAAGAAGCGCACAACGTTCAGGTCTGGACCGGCAACCAGCGCGTCACGTTCGTGCGCGTGCAGTCGGACAACGCCTGCTGCGATGGCTTCTATCTCGGCGCGGACGATCCGACGAACTCGGCGACGTTCCCGACCGACATCAGGTTCATCGACTGCCAAGCCAACAACGGCTTCCGCAACAACATGTCGTTGATCAACACCGTTCGGTTCCGCGACTATGCCGGGTTCTACAACGGCGCGAATGGCACCGATCCGCAAGACGGGATCGACCTCGAACCGAATGGCACGCAGGCAGACGGCAACCTCGGCAACATCAACCCCGAGTTCCACGGCACGACGACGAACAACAACAACGGCCTCGGGATCCAGATCTACCTGGACAGCAACACGGGCGCCAAGTTCTACGACATCACGGCGAAGAACAACCCGAGCGGTGCGTTCGGCTGCGCAGGCGGCGACTTCGAAATCCGCGGCTTCACGGTTGAGGATCACTACTGGGACACCGACCGCGGTGTGATCGACATCGGCCCGAACACTGGCAACGTGCTGATCACCAATGTCGTGTCGAAGAACAACAACACCGAAGATCCGACGAACAAGCCGCTCATCTACGTGGACGCGGCTGTGACAGGCCTCGTTGCGATCGATGGTGTGATGCACAGTGATTCGGACTGCCCGGTCTTGATCGCCGAGGCTGGGGTACAGCTCCAGAACGTCGAGTCGCACAACCAGAGTCTGGGGTACATCGCCGAGCTGCACGCTGGCACCGATCTGTCGCTCATCAAGAACGTGGTGGGCCGCAACTCGCTTCGAGGGCTGTACGTCAACGCACCGGACGTTGTGGTGTCGAACGTGCGCTTGACGAGTCCGCGCGACAACGCCCCGCTGCTGCTGTTTGATACCGGCGCGCTGCGTGCGTCGCTCGACGGCTACGACGTGTATCAGGATTCGGCGGTCCCCGCTGGTCAGATCGGTGCGCGCTTCATCAACGCCCCGGCTCGCGTCACGAATGTGATCGGCCGCAGCGGTGGCACGGCCTGGACGGCAGCTCAGCTGCTGAGCTACGCGGGCGGCACGACTGGCTCGCTGATCGCCAACATCTCGCCGTCCTCGGGCGGTACCGGCGCCGTGACCTCGGTCGCTGGCCGCACGGGTGTCGTGACGCTGGCTGTCGCCGACGTGTCGGGTGCAGCACCGCTGGCCTCCCCCTCCTTCACGGGCACGCCGCTCGTGCCGACTGCAACCGCTGGCACGAACAACACGCAGGCCGCGAGCACGGCATTCGTGACCGCAGCCATCGCGGCAGCGGGCGGCGGCAGCGGTGGTGGTGCAGTGTCCTCGGTGGCTGGCCGCACGGGCGCTGTGGTGCTGACGATCGCCGACATCACGGGTGCAGCTCCGCTCGCGTCGCCGGCCTTCACGGGCACGCCTACGGTTCCAACCGCTGGAGTCACGACGAACACCACGCAGGCCGCGAGCACGGCGTTTGTGAAGGCACAGGGCTACGCGACGCTGGCGTCCCCGGCCTTCACGGGAACGCCGACCGTTCCCACCGCAACCGCTGGCACGAACACCACGCAGGCAGCGAGCACGGCCTTCGTCACGACGGCAGTGGCGGCAGTGAGCGGCGGCGGCGGTGCGGCGGCGACGGTGAAGGCGAGCGCCTGGAACAACTTCAAGAAGTCGAACACCCAGAAGCTGTCGGCCATCATCGCGCGCGGCGCGGCGGGCCGTCTGCGTGGCCGGATCACCATCATCGGTGACTCGTACTCGATGGGCTACGGCGCGGGCGACGGCGACAACATGAACGGCGGGCGCGCGAAGAACTACTCGACGCAGCTCGCGGCCATGCTGACTGCACGTGGCGTCGCAGCGCGCGCGGACTGGACGGTCGGCACGGGCTTCACCGGCAGCATCGCCGAGCTGAACCTGTACGACCCGCGCGTGACGTTCACGGGCTGCTCGATCCTCACCGACTACAACGCAATCGGCGGGAACATGATCCAGCTCGGATCGACGACCGACAAGATGACGTTCACGCCGGGTGTCACGTTCAACACGATCGAAATCCTGGTCGCCTGCAACAACCAAGCTGGCGTCTCGGGCAACTTCGACGTGCTGCTCAACGGCGGCACGACGGTGTCCTCGACGCAGACCAGCAACGACATCATGGGCGTCAAGAAGATCACGCTCACGGTGGCAGCTGGCACGACCTCGGTATCGCTGCGCGGCAAGACGAACAACACGTTCATCGCTGGCATCGGCACGCGCAACTCGGCGGCACCGGGCATCGAGGTCATCTGCGGTGCATCGACGGGTGAGAAGGTCAACATCCTGGCTGCAGCGCCGACCACGAGCGGCGACGTGAACACGTGGAATAACCGCGCGTCGTCCACTGCCCTGCTCGACACGAACGCCTTGAACGTGACGATCATCAACGGTTGGTACAACGATCGCGCGGGTCTGGGCCGGACGACGGCACAGGTGCAGAGCGATCTGGCCACGCTGATCGGCTTCTACAAGACGTACGGTGACGTGATCTTCCTCGGCTACGTGCCGCTGATCACCAGCGACATCCCGCAGGTTGACTTCGACACGTACCAGAACGCGGCGTTTGCGACCTGTGTGGCGGCTGACATCCCCTACATCAACCCGCCTGCGGCGCTCGGCACCAACGCTGTGATGTTGGCGCAGGGCTTCTTCGGCGACAACGGGTTGCACTGCGGATCCATCGGCCATGCCGCCGTGGCGCGCTTGATCCTCGGCGCCATCGACTCAGTCATCTAAAGCTTCACTCCGTGCTTGATCTTGGGCGTCCTTCGGGGCGCCCTTTTTTATGTGTGTATGTATGGCCGTACATGCATATGTACATACATTGATATGTATAGCAATACAGACGTCGATATATATGTCTGTACATACATACTGATGTACATGTGTGCGTCACGACACACATACATACATACATAGGTGTAACCTTCCTTCTTTCCACCACAGAAGGAGAAGGAGACATGCCAACAATCGTTTTCATCAGCCCGAAGGGCGGTGTCGGTAAGACTACATCATCCATGCTTCTCGGTTCGCAGTTCGCCAAGCAAGGCTATCCGACCACCTTGATCGACGCTGATCGGAACAAGCCTCTTGTGAAGTGGGCCGGCGATCGTGTGCCGCCTGCGCCGAACATGAGCGTGGTAGGCGAGACCGATGAAGATGCAATCATTGATGTGATCGATGAGGCCGCTGCGCGCACACCGATCGTCATCGTCGATCTTGAAGGCTCAGCCGGGAAGGTCGCCTTGCTGGCCGTGAGTCAGGCGGATCTCGTGATCATTCCCATGCAGCCGTCTGAACTCGATGCTTCGGAAGCAGGGCGCGCGTTGCGCGTCGTCAAACAGCAAGAGCGCGTCTCTGGTCGTGCCAAGCCCCACGCGGTGCTCTTCACCCGCACGTCGCCCACCATCGTGACGCGGACGTTCAAGATCATTCGCAAGAATCTGCAAGAAGCGAATGTCCGGATGTTCAAGACCGAGCTGATCGAGCGAGAGGCGTTCCGCGGCATGTTCGCGTTTCAGAAGACGTTAGAGCAGCTGGACCCGAAGGAAGTCCCGAACATCCCAGCAGCAATCACCAATGCCGAGACGTACATGGCCGAGGTCGCGGCCATGCTTCGTGGCGAGGAGAAGGAGGTCGCAAATGGCTGAGCGCGTCAACTCGTTCGTCGGTCTCGATGATCTTGAATTTCACACGAAGCAGAAGGGCGCCCACCCGCCCGTTGATGCCGTGGCCATCGAGCAGATCGCTGACGACAATGGATTCACCGGTGGCGGTTCCGCGAAGCCGCAGGAGCCTCAGCCCACCACCCCCTTGCAGACGCTTTTAAAAAAGTCTGAGCAAACCAAACTTACAAGCTTCAACCTTCCACTTTCGATGAGGTTGATGCTCAAGGAGATCTCGGAAGCGACTGGCGCCACGATGACGGAAGTACTGGTCAAGTCGAGCCGGCCGGTGCTTGACCAGTGGGTCGCGGAAGTGCGGTCGAGGAAACCGAAGCGCAGGGAGATGTAAGAGTTATCCACACTTCAAATTTCCTTCGCGCGCGTGTAAGTGGTTTACCAGCTGTGGACATGTCGCTTCGCGACACCGTGTGGACAAGTGTGGACGGACTTCGCCGCCCACATCTTGCCCACACTTGCCCACAGCGCGCGTCGGTGCGCGACTGTCGTATTCCTACGACATTAAGAGGAAAGAAGCGACAAAACCACCCCTTAGAATCATTAGAAAGGACGAGATTTCGAAGGCTTTACAAATCAATAACTTACAAGAGGGGGGTACGCAAGCGGGTTGCGTAGGGGTACGCAAGCGTGTTGCGTAGGATGGGTAAACCCGAAGCTTGTTTTTCAACGATACCTTAGCCACACTTCATTCAATCTATTGCGGTCTGCAGGAAATCTGTTTACAGTTTTCTCGAAATTTAGCTTCGTGAAAAAGGACAGATTATGCGTACCCCTGCGCAAGACGGTGCAAAGACCGATGGTGGTGGCTCCTTTGGGCGAGCGAACTTTGTCATGTACGAAAAAGACGCACTGCTGCTGTTCTCGAAGATGATGGCTAAAAAGCCACGAGCGGCCTCTCTATTCGCGTTTCTCACCGCTAACATGGGCGACAAGAATGCGCTCGTGATCAACCAGCGGCTGATCGCAAAGATGATGGGTGTCAGCACCCGTACGGTCCAGTACGCGCTTGCGGAATTGGTCGAACGAAACTGGGTTGAAGTGGTTCACCTACATGGCCCCGGCTCCGTTGCTGCGTATGTGGTGAACTCCAACGTGGCGTGGGCGCAGCCCCGCAGCGAGCTTTGTTACTCGACGTTCTCGGCCGAGGTCATCGCTGACTTCGAGGATCAGCCGAAGGTTGAGTCGAAGCGAAAGCTCAACAAGATGTCGAGGGAAGCTATCGCGGAGATGATGGCTTTGGATACCGAGGAGGCCTCCGAGCCTGATGAAGTCTCTGATTTGCAGATCGAGGTTGATCAACGCCAAACCATGCTCTTCGAGGCACACGAGTGAGCCTTCATAACGACTTCTCACGATCCATCTCTCAATTCGAACGATACATGTTGGTCGCGCTATACGCAGGGCCTTGCCCGTTTCCTTTTGAGGAACCACGCGGCGAAGATGCCGACGTGGAAGAGGAAGCTATCACCAAGTTGATCGAGAGGGGTTGGGCCTCAGTGTTCAATAACAAGGCGATACTGACGCTCCCTGGCATCGAAGCGTATGGGAAGCTGCCTGTCTGTTTCCAGCGGGGGTGAAACCAATCCTCGCGATTCTGCTGCTCGTCGCGACGCTCGAAGTGGTAGGCGCGGTGGCATGGGAGGCCTTCACCGATTCGCAGGATCCAGCGTGCGTCGATAGCGACAAGGTTTGCGCCGAGTCGCTGACGTGGCTGGAGAAGTATGGAGAGAGTAAATGACGGTCGTGGAATACTTTAACGCCCAGCTCGAAGAACGTCAGATGAGCTTGGCCCAGCTGAGCCGGGATATAGATGGCGAGCTGCTGCCGAACATGCTGTCGATGATCCGCAGGGGCAAGGTCAAGATGCCGAGGGAGCGCATCCCCAGCATCGCTAAAGCGCTCGGCGTCGATCCATTTTTCATGTGGCGGATGGCGACCCAGGAATACGAGCCAGAGGAGTGGACTGCGTTTCACGAGACCTTCGGCGAGGTCTTGACGAAGAACGAGGCTGAGATCATCCGGTGGTATCGGAGGCAGAAGAAGTGATCAAGATCGAAGATCGAGAACGCCTGACTGAGCAGCGTGGCCGCGAGATCGCTGAGCGCGACGGCTACCGCAACTACGTGATGTTCCCCAGTGGCCACGACGCGGCCATCTGCAACTACATCTACACGCACGCGATCGTCTCGGAGCTGACAGAGTGGGGCTTCGGCGGGCGCTGGTGCTATCACAGCTACTACGAGGCTCTGCTCGCGCTGACTGAGTGGACGGAGCGGGGTGGGGAAGGGGAGCCAGAGGGTTGGCATCGTGAACCGATCACAGGCCGTCGTCGACCAGATGGTGACGCGAGCAAGGAGTACATAAACCGGTGAAGCACAATGACTGAAGCAGAGATTCAGGCTTGTCTCGATGAGATCGGTGATCCCCGCACGAGCGGCAAACGTCGGCACGAGCTGATCCTCGACGTGTTCGCCCGAGGCTGGAACAGTTGCGCTGATAAGTTCGGCCCCGACATCCCGCATGTAATTCCGAACGGGCAGGGTGAATGATCCGCACCGGGGACGAGATCCAGATCGAGTGCAAGGGTAAGCGCGTGGCGGCTAAGGTCGTGCTGGCGTCCCCGAATGGGAAGTCTTTGGCGCTTACCTTCGACGAGTTTCTGGACGGCCACGTGGGGATGATGCCGGTGCTGCTTGGCGAAGATGGCGTCTTCCGGTCGATCATCAACGGCGTTGAAGTGAAGGTATGGAAACGGTGAGACGGCAAAAACGAACGCCCGATCCGGTATGACGAATGCTAGACATGCCCCTGACAGTTGCCCAAAGCAACCTGACAGGAGACGAACGTGGAAACAACAGCCAAGGAGTTGGCGCTCGCTCTGCAAGATGCGTGCGCTCGGTTGCGCTTAGAAGTGGCAGAACTTGAAATCCTCATGGAGCGCATCGAAGCACTCGCCCCGCAGCTGGAAGGGATGCTGGAGGGCACACGATGACGATCAAATGGATTCCGGTGCGCCCTGATGGGTTGCTGCTTGGCTGGCTGATGGCCGACTCTGAACGTGCCGCTTGGGACAAGCTCATGCTCGACGACGAATACTTCGGGAAGGCTCGGACCTCGGGCGAATACAAAGCGCTCGGCTTCCGGGTCGAGGAGTACGAGGTAGTAACTTGAAACTGCAAGCCCAAGACTACGAGCGGGCGTATGTCCTTCAGAAAACCGACGACTACGAAGTCTTAGGTTGGCTCACTGGTGAGCGCGGGATCTACTGCCTCCACTGCTCCCACGTTTCGTTCAACAAGAACGACATCGAGAGATGCTACTGCGCCCATTGCAAAATGTTCCACCCCGATCGATGGGCGAAGAGGAAACAATGAACGGATCAGACACCATGCTTGATGTACTCCACAAGCTCGAAGAGCTGCGGGACAACCAGACACTATCGGTCGAGCAGCGTTGTCACGATCTGCTGCAAGTCGCGGCCTTCGCAGCGAGCTTTCGAAGCGCGCTGATTCGAGGCGAGGAGGAGAGCGAGTGACGTTCGAATTCGAGACCGACCCGACAGGGAAGTACGACGACGTGGCGACCACCGTGCGCGAGATGGTGGAAGCCGAAATGATCGGGCTGTTCGTGATCAAGGGAAACAATGGTACGGGCTTCACCGTTCAATCGGCCAACCCTGTCCTTCTGAGCCTAGTGCCGGACATGCTGGAGAGCATGGCCAGGAACATCCGTGAGCAGCAGAATGGGAAGCTGCAATGAGCGAACATCCGATCTGCTCCTGGTGTGGAGAGCCTGTCCTGCCGGGGGAGGAGGTAGATCCGAACTTCCGATCTCAACCGACGCATCTTGAGTGCGGGATACGTTCGATCATCGGGGGTGTGAACCACCAGAAGGGCACATGCTCATGTTGCGGTGGGACTGATGATCCGGATCCACCGAACACGTCCCGCCGCATAGCTGCGGTCTTGGCCGCACACCACTTCTGGATGACGCAACATGAAGGTTCGGTACATTAAGCGCGCCCGTGACCGCCAGACGCGCCGTCACTGGTTGCATGAGTGGGTGTTCACGCGGCTCCTCTTAACCGGGGGCGGGGTTTTCTCCAGCTCCATCACGATGCAAGACATCATGAGAGGCGCACGCCGCGCTGGCTTTGACGTGCGCCTGAAGCTCGTGCCGAATCAGTACTCTTCGACATCGACCAGCTCGGGCGCGAACACGAACGGTTCATAGCTCACGAGCCTGATGCCCCACGAACCATCGAGCGGCGGGAAGCCTTCGACAGCTCCGTTGTTGAACTGAGCCTCGGGATCGAAGTTCTCCGAGCTTTGCGCCATGAACTCGGCACACAGCATCTTCAGCACAGCATCGAGCACCGTGTCGTACATGAGACGGTACTGGCCGTTGGACCAGAAGTTGTTGATCAGGTGCAGCTTCTCTTCGGTCAGGATCTCATGGTCGATCTCGACCTTCATCTGGTAGCCATCAGCGTACGTCAGTATGTATTGCTTTATCACTTTCCATCTCCACAGGGTACGACGATGTGACCGGGTGGGATCAGACCCGCACGCGCGAAGATCGCGAAGTCTCCGAGCACAGTGAGATCCAGCTCGCTGAGCGGCCGACGAATGCCGGCTAACGCGGCCCACCGCAGAACATCTTCACGAGACACTGCGTCTTTAGAGGTCGTCATCTTCAGGCTCCGCAGCAGGGTCAGAGAAACGGTACTTGAGGTCGCGCTTCCACGCGAACTCCTCAGCACGTGCGCGGTTCGAGAACATCCACACGCCCTTGTAGGGGCCGTCCTCGAACTGACAGACCACGGCTTCGGTCAGCGCCTTCTCATCCATGAAGAAGTTCATGTCGAGCGGCCGAGTATCGAAGACAACTTCTTTCTCAGCCATTGCGGCCTTCCTTGACGCGCACCAGCACGTCGCCGTCGAAGAGGAAGTCGATGCCTTGGATCCTCATGACCGCGCAGTGTTTGCGCACTAGGCGGAAGTAAAGGCAGGCGGGCAGGCAACGCAGGTACTTACGCAGCATCGAACATCTCCTTGTGCGCCTGACGCTTCGCGCGGATCGCGTCCAGCAGTTCACGTTCCTTCGCCTTGTCACGCTTCGGCAGCGGTGCCCATGCGAGGTAGTTCTCACCGGCTTCGCCGAGCCAGCTGCCGACGATCGTGATCCCACCGATGGTCAACAGCAGTGTCTTGGCGCCGCCGTGCGACGGCTTCGCGTAGGTCCAGGCCACGTATTCCGCGGCCACGTATTCTTTAGCGGTCATTCAATCGTCCTCGCGGAAGGCGGTGCGTCTGGCGTGGTAGCTCACTTCGAACCAACCGCCGCAGTTGTGCTGGAACTGCTCGCCTTTGAAGTCGCCAGCTTCCAGCTCGACGAGCAGGTCACAGTGCGGGCAGTCCACATAGATGTCGTTGCTGTTGCTCTCGCGGTGATACTCCTTCACCGTCAGGATCTCGTCGGTCACTTGACGCATACCGTTCTCCTGAAGGTGTCGGAACTCACGCAGCTCACCACACCGATGGCGACCAAGCCGAACATGCACAGCGTGATGATCACGTCTTTGATGGCCTTCATGATTTCACCACGTGCGGTTTCTGCTTGCGGATCGTGCCGTTGCCGGTCATGACCAGCATCCGCTCGTTCGAGCGAAGTCGATCGAACTTCTTGTGAGCCTGAAAATCTGCGTCGATCTTCGCAACCCACTCCAGGTCGCGGATGCACAGCAGCACGTCGGCCGCTTCGCCCGCGACTTCCTTCGGGTCGTACTCTTCGCTGACCTCGCTCGGGAACACCGTGTTGCCCGTCTCGTGCGAGGCCTTCAGCGCCTGATTGGCCAGCGAGTCACCGACGACGAGGAGAATGCCACCCGGATGCACACCCGTGGCCAGACACAGCTCGACGCACTCTTCGAGCATCCGTGCGGCCACGGATGCGGGCGTGCGGCGCTCGATGTGCTCGAACCGCGTGCCGACGCTGTCGATGAAGAGACCGATGTCCTCACCGCGCACGTGCGACTTCTGAAGATGGTTGCGGATCTTGTCGCGAGTTTCCACCACGCCTTTCGACGTGGCACCTGACTTCTCTGCTTTCTCTGCTACGTGGTCGACCATCTCAAGGACGCGACCGATGCTTGCTGGTGTCATGACTTTCTCTGAATGAAGTGCTTGTCGCGCGGTTCGCAGCAGCGTTCGTCTTTCTCAAGCTCACGAGCGCACCACCAACAGCGCGACCAGTAACGCAGCCGCATGGCTACTCCGGTCGGGTGTGCTCGCGCTTGAGCCAGAAGTTCACGGTCGGACGATGGTTGCCCGTCGCGAGCGGCTTCTGCGGTTTGCGGATGAGTTCGAAGTTGATGCCGTGGGCGTCTGCGTACTCGACCAAGTCGTCGAGCTTGGTCAACAACACGAACTTGACTGCCGGGTCGATCATAACGTTGCTCATAGGATACCTAATGAAATGTTGATAGCAGTTATTATGTCTAGTCGCCTAGACACCGCCGAAGTTTGTGTACACGCGCAGCTGCTCGCGGAACAAGAGACCAGCGATGCGGTCATCGTCCGTGAACTTAGCGCCACCGTACGGGAAGCATTGGCCATCCCACTTCGGCGGCAGGTCGTAGATACTCAAGACGCGCTCAGCCTTCGACCAACCAGCTTCCGAGGCACGGGTGTCGTTGACCACGTCGCGGTACTCGGTCTCCGCAACCTCGCGCGCATGTTCAACGTCGTCGGCCTCGACCACGACATCGATGGAGATTTTCAGTTTGAAGAGCGGCATCACTCGGCCTCGCAGTCGAACTGGAGCACGTGCTCCAGCAGCTTGTCGGCCTGGATGTACAGCCCGCCCAGCTCGTTCTCGCGGTTGGTGATCTCGAAGTCCATGCCCCAGTCATCGAGGCCACCCTCGCTGCTGTGGTTGCGGATCGAGCGCGGCGCACCGGGGCGCGTCACGCGTGCGAACGTCGGCTCCACGTCGCCTGCGAGCAAGCGGCCACCTTCACCTTCGGGATAGCGCCAGTCGTCGATGCAGAACACGAGCGACGGATCGGCGATGTGCTCCGCGTGGATGGCGTTCATCGTGATGTTCGCCCAGAACTCCGGGTCGATGTTCCGGCCGATGTCGCCGACAGCGCGCATCAGATCGCGCGGCGACTGCTGGTACAACTCACGGATCGGCACGTCCTTCAGGGCCGGGGCATCCACAATGGCCTCAGCGTGGTCGCGGCGGTCGCCTGCCTGCACCAGCAGCTCGGACACGAGCGCCTTGATCGGGCCAGCGAAGCGGTGGCGCATCACGCCGTACTGCTTCTCCAAATACTTGGCAACCGTGGTCTTGCCGTGGAACATGTCCCCGGCCAGTACGATGATTCGTGGCTTGCTCACATCTCCTCCCCGATCAGCACGCGGTTGGTCTTCACGCGCATCTCTTCCTGATCCATCTGCAGGCGCAGGCCGTCCTTCTGGCGCTCGGTGAGCTGCGCGCCGAAGCGGGCAACTTCCGCGTCGGTGAGCGAGCGGCGCATACGCGGCGACTCGAACATCGTCAGGCGCTGCTCGATGTCGTAGCGATGCTGCTCCCAGCCTCGGATGTTGCTGGTGCGCGTCTCGGCGTGCAGGTACGGCGTAGCTTGGTGTTCAGCGGGGGATGCATGGATCGGCTGTGAGCCGACCAGCTTGGTGTAGCGCTCGTGCTCCTTCTCGATGGACGGGTTGCCGTCGAAGGGCGTGTAGCTGATTCGCGCACACCGTGCGACCGAGAGTTTGATCTGGTCTTGGAGGGGGAGCGAGCGACGTTCTTCGGTGAGGACATACGGGAGATGCCACTCGCCGTTCTTGACCAGCTTAGGCACGCTGGTCTCGATCGCCGTCATGATCTCGATGGCGAGGTCGCGCATCGTCGGGTCCGCGTCGGGGTGACAGCGGAGCATGTCGAAGTTGTCCCAGTCCGTGCCCGAGATCAGCACGTCGATGTACTGGTACGGCTCAGTCACGCGGTTGGCGATCTGCTTCGCGGCGCCGAGCTTCATCATCGCCCAGCTGATCGCTCCAGCGATCACCGCCGAGGTACGCCAGAGCGCCTTCACGCCAAAGAGCGGGAAGCCTTCGAGCTGTGTGTGGGCTTGCATACCGGGTTGAGCTGCGCCCCACTCTACCGGGCACGCAGGCGCGCTGAAGATCTGCCGCAGCATGGCAGCGATCGGCTTGGCGCGGGAGGAACCAGCGTTCTTCGACAACGCTCGATGCGTCATCATTTCACTATGGACGATACGGGGGTAACGGACCTGCACCGTGGTAAGGCGCACGCCGTTCGTGGCGATCGAGTCTTCGATCACCGTGGCCAGGATTGTCGGTTTCATCAGCTTCAGGGACGGTGGTGGACGCCCCTGCCAGTTCGTGTTTTATGAGTTGCGTGCGTCAAGCCCGCCCTTGTCTGCTCGTCCTTCAGCAGCCGCGTTCGTGTACTTCTCCGGGAAACGCTTCTGAAGCTTGTCGATGTTCTCGACCATGAGATCTTCGATCGCAAAGCCAAGCGCATCACAAGCGTGGGAGACCGAACAAACGATGTTGAGCAGGCCGCGCATAATGGATTCTCTGCTGCGGGCGTCATGAAGCAGCGGAGCTTGGAAGGCAATGAAGCCGACTTCCATCGTGATCCGGCAGGCGACCATGTTCAACTGGGTGGGAGTGTCGAACGACTCGTAGTCTTCGAACAGGTATTGATATTCGGGGATATCGCAGTCGATAGCATCCGCAGCGATGGCGACGTACCAGAGAAGATCGCCAAGCTCTTCGCGCATGTGACCGATGAACTCCACCGAGATGGGCTTTTCATAGATCGCGATACGCTTGACCGTCGTGGTGAACTCACCGTTCTCAGTGGCCAGACCGAGGATTGCGTGGTTCAGACGAAGGTGCGTCGAGGGCAGCGGCTTCTCCGTTCGCAATGCGAGCGGTTTGTATTGCTGGAAGTTCATGGTTTCAATCGTTGTGGTGGTGTTAATACGTCTCGGGAGGCGCTGTGAACCACAGTCGCCTACCCTTCCCCTCGCCGGGGAACGCATACTGGATCAGGAATCCCTGATCCTTCTTTTGCATCATGGTTACTTGACCGCGGTCGTGCTGTATGCGGGCTGAGTACAAGATGCTCTGATCCCTTTCGTGCCATCTCCAATCGCTTGGCAATCGACGCGCCAGGATGTATGCGTAAAGCTTTGGGTCGCCCCAGTGGAGGAGATCAAGTTCCTTCATCTCTTCCACTACACGCTCCACGGTGGTGGCGAGGAGCGTGGCGATATACGGGGGCGAGCAGTTCTGATCCAGGAGTGATTTTATTGTTTCCATAGTCCTCAGTTCATGCCGCTTCCTTTAACGGGAGGGTGAACACGTGATCGGCGATGGGTCGTTTGTGAGTCACGACAATCACCTGCTTGATGGTCTCCTTCAACCTCTGAAGGCACTCGGCGGTATAGCGAGCGCGCTCCTCGTCCATGCTTTCATCGAACTCGTCAGCCATGAAGACGGAGAACACACCATTGGTCAGCACCTGCCCCAGCCCGATTCGCAGTGCGAGATTGGCGACGGCCTTACCAGACCCAGACAACGTTTGAACCTGCTGACCGTCGACGGTGATGTTGAAGTCATCGTCAACGATGATCGAGCTGCGTGCGCCGCCCGTCATCTGGTTCAGCAGCAAACTTGCAACCTTGTTCAGCGACGGGATCAGGAACGACTTGATCACCGTCTTTGCTTCGACGATCGCCGACTTGGCTTTCGTGTAGTCCTCGGCCTGCGCGACCAGCGCATCGAGCTTCGCCTTGTCCGCTGCGTAGTTCAGCGACGCAGCTTCGAACGCTGCCTGTGCCTGCTCGAACGTGCGCGAGATCACCAGCTTCTGCTCGATGGTCTTCAGCTGCGCCTCGACCGGCGCCAGCTCGGCGATGCGCGCTTCGCGCTCAGCGAGGCGCGCAAAGAAGTCCTCGTACGCCGCGAGCTGCGCGGTATGCGCGAGCAGCGCGCCTTCGTGCTTCTGGCGTGCGGCGATCTTTTCCGACTGGTCGGGGTTGTTCACCAGCAGCTCGGTGAGCTGCGCGACGTTCGCCTCGTTCGCGTTGAAGTCGCGCTGCTTAAAGGCGATCTCAACCTCCTTGTCGGAGATGGCCTTGTACAGCGCTTGCTTCTCGTCGATGAGTTGCTGCGCCAGCTCGGCGATCGACTCTTCGAGATCCACCTTGCGCTGGACGTTCTCGTTCAGCCGGCGCTGCTCCATCAACCACGCGCGGGTGTGGATCGGGGCAGGCATCTCGACGACATCGGCGTACGCCTTCAGCGCGTCGCTGGCGAGCGGCCAGTGATGGTCGCAGCTCGGGCAGACGTGCTCGCCCTGCGCCAGCAGCTTCTGCTTGGCCTTCCAGCTGTCGTGCATGTCCCACTGGCGCTCGACAATGCTGATCTGGTCGTGCGTCAGGGTCGGCATCACGAGCGCGGCGAGGTTCTTCTGGCACTTGGCCAGCTCTTTCGCCGTGCGCGACTCGCCGTTCAGCTCAGCGGCGAGCTTCTGGCGCTCCGACTCCAACGCCATGCGCTGGCGGGCCAGGGTTGCTGCGGTGCCGTCTGCCAGCGCGCGTGCGTCCAGGAGCTGTTTGCGCACCGCCTGGAGGCTTTCCAGCGTGCCGATGGTCTCTGAGACCTCGCAGGTCGGCGCGACCGGCTGTGCGGGCTTGTGAGCGACCATACCGCGCAGCTGGTTCAGTTCCGTGGCGAAGCCGACCGCGAGCGCGCGTGCGCGCTCCAGCGTCGTGCTCGACTCATAGCCTTCCGGCGTCTCAGGCTTGACCGGCTCGCGCAGCACGCTCGCGATACCCTCGGCTTGGCGGCGGAACGTGAGCGCTTCGTCGTTCGCGTCCTTCGCGAGATCGTCGAGCACGTGCAGGCCGATCGTCTGGTCGACGATCTTCTTGCGCTCGGTCGGCTTCGAGTCCGACAGCTTCTCGATCTGCCCCTGCAGGCAGGCGTTCGCCATCGTGAACACGTCGAAGTCATAGCCGAAGATCTCCTTCATCTTGGCGTTGACCGGCTTCGTGCCGACCGCGACATCCCGCTCGCCGTCAGCCATCAGCTCGAACAGCTTCGCGTTCTTGGTCGTGCGCTCGATGCGGTAGCGGCGATCCTTCACCACGAACATCAGCGTGACGACCAGCTTCTTGTAGTCTTCAGCGGCGCCGCGCAGCGCGACGCTGCCCCACAGCGCGAAGAGGATCATCTCCAGCGTCACACTCTTGCCGGATTCGTTCTTACCCGTGATCGCCGTCTGGCCGGCCTGGAAGTCAAACAGCGAGTTCGGGTGACGGTAACCGTTTTTGATCTTGAGAGTTTCGAGCATGGTGATCCCCTTTTATTAGGCTGCGTTTCGTTTATCGAGGTACTTCGCCAGCAGGTTGCTTGTTACCGTCTTGCTCACGCCGTGCTTGTTGAAGCAGCGGCCGAGGATGTCTTCCATGTCAAACGACTCGACCTGCATGGTGATGTCGACAAAGTCTTCACCGTTGGCGGCGATCGGCTTGGTCGTGACCGACCATGCGTCGATCGGGAAGTCGATCTGCTCGCCAGGTTTCAGGAGAACGCGCACGGCGTTGTCGTGCAGGATCGTCGGGTCCGACATCAGCAGCGTCTTCAGCTCTTCGAGTTCGTACGTCACGTAGATCTGCTCATCCGGATCTTCACCGTGGCTGTACGGCTGCATCGAGCCGGGGAACACGACGCGGATGCCGTTGATCTCTTCGTCGAACGGACGGTGGTCGTGGCCGCTCACCACCAGCTTCGTGAACGGGCGCAGCTCGAACATCGGGATTGCGTTGTGGGGCTGCTCTTCGAACGTCACGCGGTCCCAGTGGCCCACGACGAGGTCGTATTCCATGAAGTCCGTACCAGCGCCCAGAGTGCGCGCCATCTCTTTAGAGTTGATGAACGGATGCCACGGCAGAACGCCCAGGCGGAAGTTGCCCTTCTCGACGACCTCTGCGTTGTCCAGCGACACGACGACGTTATCGATGCCGAACAGCAGCTGGTGCAGAAGATCATAGGAGCTGGCTTTGTCCGCGTTGCGCGAAGCATCGTGGTTGCCGCGCACCATCACGAAGATCGTGTCGGGGTACAGCTTCGCGGCTGTGCGGTAAGCCATCGCCACGCGCAGCACGTACTCGGGAGCGACCACGTACTGGTCGAAGATGTCACCGAGGCAGATGTTGAAGTCGAGGTCCGGCGTGACCAGCTCGGCCGAGAACTGGTTGAACACCGAAGCTTCGCGCTCGCCCTGACGTTCGAGAGGAACGCCGGTCTTGAACGTGCGGCCCAGATGCACGTCTCCAATAAAGCCGACGCGAGCGCCGGCAATTTCCATGATCTTCATGACAAACCCCTTAATGGGTGAATGCGTATCCGAGAAGAAAAATCGCGCCGCAGGCGAAGAGCGAAGCGGCGACGAGCTGGACCTTCTTCAGCAGAAGGTCAACCTGCGTGCTTTCAGCTTGCGACATCGACAACTTCGCCTTGGACAGAGAGGGACGGGTGACGCGTGGAATGGTCACGAACGGCGTAGATCACCTTGAGCTGGTGGAATACGTCGAACAGCGCGCTGTGCGCGTCGCCCGTGAACGGGATGGTCCGTTCGAAAGGCGGCGGGGTCTGCGGCCAGTAGCGGCCACGGATCCAGCTGTTCATGTCGTTGACTTCACGGAAATGGAAGGGGTTCGCGATCTCGAACTGGTGGCAGTAGCTTTCCAGAAACGGGAACTCGAAGTGGCTCGGCTTGGCCCAGAGGCGCAGCGTGTCGTTGTACGGATCGACACCGACCTTGCACCACTGCACGAAGTCCTTCAGCACGACATCCGGCCGCTCCATGCGGTTCATGATGCCTTGAAGGATGTGCCGTTTGTCTTTGAGCCACCAGTCGCGTGTACTTTCGTCGAAATAGCGGCCGGGAGGAACCATGAGGCAGCGATCGAACATCTCGGGCATGATCTCGCCCGTTGCGTAATCGAAGCGCACACCTGCGATCTGGATGATTGCCGAAGCGCCGGGTTCAGTGCCCGTCGTTTCCAGATCGATCATGCAATCGAGATACTTGGTCGTCATGTTGTTGCTTGGCCAGAAGTAGAAGTGGGGCAAACAGTGGGTTGTTCAAGATTCGGTGGTGGTCGATCTCGGCCCACTTCATCGACTTTGCGTCATGGTCGATGATGTGTACTGCGTGAATCACATACCACTCGCCGGTTGATTCCCGACGAATGAAAAACTGATAATCCCCGCCAGCTGCAACAGCTTTGCGCGCGGCTCGCCACTGGTTCTTCGAGATCATGCTGAAGGAAAACGACGGCTCGTTTGCCGTGCTCTTCACTTCCGCGTAGAACATGCGACCTTCCCACGTGACGACGAAGTCAGCGGGTTGTGCGTCCTTGATTGATTTCTTGAGACCTGTGGCTCCGCGCACGTAGGCGGTATCGGTCAGGCGCTCTACTGCTGCGCGCTTCCCGAATCGCGCGAAGAAGAGTTCAAACTCATCCTCCGCGTCCTTCCAGACGTGCTTCATGTTCGACTACTTTACCGGTGGTGGTGGCGTGAAAAGAATTATATGTAAGACCGAACCTTTAGGGTTCGGTGTTGTAAAAATAATTCTTTAAACGTAATATTTCTTAAATGATCTTGTCAGTTCTGAAGCGAACGTATATGGGATTCCGAAGAGACCCATCGGAAGTTTTTTCCATGTACTCGCACTCCATCACCAGACCCAGCATCTGCTCGCGCTTCTCCCAGAACTCGGCGCGCTCAGCCTCGGTGTAGCCACCGCCGACATCGACCCGGAAGGTGCTGCCGTCTTCGAGCGTGCCTTCGATCGTGAAGCCGCCGAGGATCTTCTCGTACTTGGACTTCTTCTTGCCCTTGTAGAAGTCAACGATCTTGCCCTCGGCCGTGTGCAGGGGCTTGCCCTTGAGCCAGTGTGAGCTGCGGCCCCACACGTACGGCGCGTTGATATTCTTGAGCATGAAGCCCTCGTAGCCCTGCGCGAGCGCAATGTCGAAGAACGTGTTCACTTCCTGGCGGTTGTTGACGATCTGCTTGTAGCTCGGCAGCAGCTTGCCGGTCCACTCCAGCCCATCCTCGGTCGGCGTCGTGCAGACCTTCTCCAGCGCCGCGTCGAGCTGCGCGCTGCGCTCGCCCTGCGGACGCAGACAAACCTGCTGATCCCACTCCACGCGGGTGAGCCAGTCGTAGGCATAGAAGC